TTTTGAAGTAACTATATTGACCTATGGTACATATATCAATTTTAGCACCTTTGTCTCTTCCTTTGCATCTTCCTAGAATGTCTCTATATAACTTCCAAACATCTTTGTTTACACCAAAAACTTCGAATACCTGATACTTGTAGTCGCCATTGTCATATATCCCCAAGTATTTTATTCCACCTGAGGATTCCAACTTCTCGATATCATTTTGTGAAACAAAGTTATCTTTACCCTGTATTTCATCATAGACAATATTTCCTTCTCTAAGTTTAACAATCTCTTGCAAAAATTTCTTAACATCTTCGGCGGTCCTATACAGGTGAATGTCCTTGTATTCAAACTTTTTCTTATTTTTCTCGTATAGGTCGAAGTATTCTTTATACTTGTATACATCCTCGGCTTTGATAATACCAGTTCCCACCTTCTTTGTGAGCCAACTCAATAAATAAAATTTGTTACCCGTAACTTCAACTATTTTATTGAAGTCATCTTCTGAAATGGGCTTTCCCTCACCTACATATTTGTTTTTGAGATTGAGAACATTTTGGTCAACTTGTTCTTTTAATACTTTCCAAATGAGGGAGCGTAGTTCCATGTTTTATAAATACTTTGGACATAAAAAAACCCCCGATTTCTCGGGGGCCTTTACTTATTTCTTGATTTTAGAAACAAGCTTTAGAATATGTGGTCCCACCACAACTCCGACAACGACACCTAATAAAAAGTGCCAATGCCATAAAAATTCTAATTGTTCCATAGTTTTTTAAAAGGTTTAATTTTGTTTAGACTATAAATGATAGTTCAGACCCAAACCTACAAGGTTGGAATGCTTACCATCTTTTACAGTTCTTAGAATTGATTGTTCTAAGCACCACTTCTTGTTTATCTTGTATCCAATGGTAGGGACATAAGTAAATTGCCCTTTTTGTCCATCGAACAAAGTAACACCCCCGTCAAGACCAACATAAAGGTTCTTCTTAAGGTGCTTACGGTATCCAACTAAAACAGGCATTCTTACAAAAGACGCCTTGTCTTGCATGAACTGGAAAGATACATTCAAATTCTTTTTATGAAAGTTAACTTTCTGACCCCATGCTTTGGAATCCCAACCAACATTTCCTGCTAACGGAGCGTTCACAGTTGCACCAACAGAGATATCCCATCCCTTTTTATCTTGTGCAAATGTTACTAGCGAACATACGAGAGCAAAAAATAACAAAAATTGTTTCTTCATTTTCGTTTTATTTAACGGTTTATAAATAAAAAACCCATCTTCACCTACAACTAAGTTGAGATGGGATGGGATTTATATTCTCTTATAAATATCTTTGAAAATCCGAAAATCGTCTTACATGAACCTTTTGACCCTGTAACCCATGTTACCCAAGTAATCCTTGAAAACCTCTTTTGTTCCTGTTTTGGATAGGTTAAACATGATTTTTACGAGTTCGAAAAGTTGGTCAGTAACGAATAAAATTTGGTCACCTTTCTCATATGCCATCTTGTTTTCCTTACCTTTTCCGAACAAGACTAGGTTGTTAGTTTCCTCAGGAGAATAGTCCTCAAGGTAACTGTCAAGAAATAAAAAAATCTTGTCATTTATTTTAGATTCTCCAACAATTCCAAGGAACTTGTTTAATCTATTTTCTGTGATGATGTATTTCATGGCTCTACGAATTCCACCTTAACATTGAATTTATTTTCGAACCATAGTTTAATTAAGAGTTTCATTTTTTCTTCACTCAAAGCAAACATATCGGTCATATTTTTTTGGAAGTGGCGGTTAACCCATAATCTTCCATCTGTGTGGTCAAATTCCATAATGTCCTCCCAATCGTCTTCACCATCCCCAATTTGGTGAGATACTACAATATAAGGATGAAGTCGGTTAACAACCTTCCTTTCAATCAAATTGTTAAGGTAGTCGATAATAAACTGATTCAACCTATTTTCAGAAATAATGTATTTCATATTACTCGTCTTCATTTTGGTCTTCTTCATGCATCCACTCAAAATTATCCATTGTGAGGGATTTATCATATCTCTCATTGAACCAATTTATTATGGTTTTGATGGCGTCGAGATTAGGAATTGAAAAAAGTTTAGTTAATTGAGTAACTAATCCATCACTAAGGTAAATCACTTCAAACTCTCTGTGTGGATGCATACTTGAATATTGAATTCTGTAAAGAATTTTGCTTGTATTATACTGTCCGTCTGCAAGATTAAACTCACCATCACCAATATCCCACTCCCACCAATCGATTGAATCAAGATAAGATAATATCAAATTTTTTAACCTATTTTCTGTTATTACGTACTTCATGGTTAATATTTCTTATTGTTGCGGTGGCTGAATGAACGGGAACTCCAACCATATCCTCAACGAACTGTGCAAGTTGGTGTTTAAAAAAATGAAAATCAGGACCCATAGTTCTTTCGGTAACATAAAATATTGGATGAAGAATATAATAGGTTCCACCCATCATTGCTTTACCTTCTTCAATCGCAACCTCAGTTTTCATAACAGAGTTGTTTGTGAAAGTCTCAGCAACCTGTTTGATAATTTCTTTTATCCTATCGTTTTGTTGTTCTGTAATAATATATCTTTTCATCATACTTTTGTCCAGGTCATTTCAAAAACCTCATATTCGAGTGGTGTTCCATAATAGGCAATATCCAAATTGAAATAAGATTTGAGGTCCTTATATACTTCCCTCTTGGCAAGTAAAGACCAATTCCTATCCTTCTTTTGTTTGCTGAAGTCAAAGTAAAATTTGATGTTTGGTCTTTGAATGGAGAAACCTTCATTTCCATAATGAGTTCCTTTCTCCCCAATCTCAATCTTCACCAACTCATCCCCAAACTTAACTTTAAAAAATTCTATAATCTTTGGAAGTATACGTTCGATACGAACTTTGTAGTCCTTAATAAATTGAATTCTCTCCTCTTTTGAAAGTTCATGAAACTTCTCCACCCAATCAGGTGTGTCTGATGTCAAAACAATTGCCTCCCTTAATATTTTTTTGATGAGTTCTCTCATGATTATAAATACAAAACAAAATAAAAAACCCCTCCTGATTGGAGAGGTTTGAAATTAATTGGATGGTTTGTCTGATTCGATTTTATTAACAACGTCTTTGAGGTGTCTTAGTAAAAGCTCGTGGTCATAATCGTTTTTCTCACCATAAACTTTCAATTGCCCTGAGACGTAGTCTAAAGAAAAAATCGCATCTTTTACTTCTTGTTTTGTCATAGTTTAAAATTATAAAAAATTATTTCAAATAAACCAAATAAAAAAACCCCTCCTTATTGGAGGGGTTCTTATTACATTGCTCGAAGGATTGCTTCAGTCTCACCATCCCACTTTTTGATTTGGGATTTAGGAACCCAAAAAGTCAATTCACCAATTTCTTCCACCCGACGAAGATAATCTTGACGGAATCTTTCTGCTTCTGAAGCGTCCTTGATATATTCCACACCCATATGACCCGCACAAATCTTACCGAGACCAGTCAACATAGAGAACTCATCTGTGAGAGTCTTCATGCAACATGTACAAACCTTACCACGCTTGATAGTCAACTTACCTGTGAACTGTACCGCCTTTGGTGACACCGCCTTCACACGAGTGATGTCGATAAGGATGGGGTTAAACTGAAGACCGTAGGTCTCTTTGAGTTCCATACCCTTTTTACGACCAAGTTTAATGGTCTCACCTTCGGTAGGCCAGTTCATACGAATGGTCTTCTCCTTATCTTCTTCCTTCTGAATCTGAGCCACAGCGGCTGAGATTTGCTTTGAGGTAAGTGTACCCCACTTCTGAAATTTGGAGGCGATGTCCTTTACGAAAGGGTTCTCGCCCTTGTAGTCAACGATACGCTTCACATCCTCAGGAAGCTCTTCCTTGTTGATAACCTTAACTTCAGAGTTAAGAGCCTTCTCGGTGGCTTCGAGTTGCTTTGGGGTTAAACCTCCCCACTTCTTGAGAGCGTCTTTCATGTTGAGGATGAAACGGTTTTGACCTTGGTAGTTACGAACTTTGTCTTGAACTGAAACTTGGGTTGTGGTAGTCATGGTGGATGTGTTTTGTGAATACAAAGATAATCATTTCACAAAGTTTAAGTTGAGCATACCCTGCATCCCAAGAGTTGAGATGATTTTCATCGTTTGCCATAACTTGACGAAGTTCCATAGACCTTTCAACAAGTTCTGTTGCTTTATCTAATACTGCTTTTGCATCAGGAGAAAGTTTGTCGTAGATTCTTTCTTCACCAAATAGAATTTTGTGAACATAACGGTCTGAAGATGTCCTTGCGTCGTTGTAAAGTTCATCATATCCGTTTTGGTCCGCAAGTTCTTTCATCTTGTCTAAGGACATCCAAAAGAATTCGTTTTTTATATCCCATAATTGGTCTTTGTATTCAACTTGACGAAGAGAAGATTGATTTGATTTAGACTCGAATAAAGAATAAACAACAGAATCATACTTGAATTGATTGAACAATTCATGTTGTTCATTTGGAGCGAGATATTCGTCCTTTTCGTTTTTCCAATCTGCAGTAATCATTCTTCGAACTGAAAATAATAATAAAGACTCTATAAAATTTTTTTGAGTAACTGAAAATCCATGACCAACACTACAGGTGCTTGTAAACAAAGCGACATCTTCCATGCTCTTTCCTACATTGTTGGCGGTAGAAAGTAAATAACCAAAACTATTAGGTAATAGTGAACCATACCCTTTTTGTTTCACTTTCAGAGATGAAGAAAGTTGAGGAGCATCTTTCGCCCCTTTTATTTGACCTTTCGCATAATCTTTTAGTGACTTGAGTTGGTCTGTATTATAAACAAATTTGGTTGATTTATTTTCTATTTGAAAATCTTTATTTAATTCAAGTAAATCGTATGTAAACATTTTGTTTTTTTTGTAAAGATAGGACTTATTTTTTATTTGAGAAAATTGAAAATGAAAGTGCCCAAGAAGACACATCCGCGAAGTTGGATGAATCCATTATGTAACCTCCTGAAAATGAATATTCACCAAAAAAAAGTTTTCTAAATGTTTCGGAAGATGGTCCTGAAATCCATGTTAATGGAGAGAATATTGCAATATTCGTTTTGAACTCTTTTTGAATTCTATATATGAATTGAAGGTAGAGTTGTTGAGCCGAATTTCCCATTTTTTCTTTAACCATGATTTCATTTATCTTAGTTTTACTTGCACCCGCCCTATCATGTCCCTCTTCTTTATAAGATGTTTTTTTCGAACCCGTGGTGTAGGGTGGATTCATCAATACAATAATCTCCTTACCTCCCTCAATCGCATTTCTCAAACCAATAGGGAGTTTCTCATAATCATCATTCAAGAAGTCATATTGAAACTTAACCGCTTCAGGGTTATATCCCATTTGATTTGCAGTATCAATATCTGCCTGAATTAAAGTTGAACAATAAAGTTCTTTGAACTTATAATCACGGGTAAGATTCCCCGTCCCCCAAGCAGGGTCCCAAACAATATATTTTTCTTTCCAATCTTCACCGAACACTGATGTGATATATTCGTGGGCTTTGTCTACCCAAATTGAAGGTGTGAAGAACTCACCTTGTTTACGACGAACAGTATCTTCAACAATGCGGTCAACAACAGCGGCTAACTTATGTTTCTGAGATGGCGTATAAGAAGACGAAAAGTGTCCGAAGAATGATTCGAAGGCTTCACGAGATACTACAGGAACCTCACCTAACGCCTTTGAAACAACTGTCTTTCTTTTCTTGACAGGGTGAAGATAGTTGTCGTCCTTGTTCACCAAAATTTGAACAAATAGATTCGCTCTTTCATTGGTAGTGAACTTATTTTTTACAAGAACTTTTTCATCAAAATAACGGAATACCTCTGTAATGTTTTTGTCCGTAACGAGAACTTTTCTTTGAACATTATCAGTGAGGTCTTTAACCTTTTGAATACACTCAGGAAAATGATGAGAATCATAGACGAATGGTTTGATTGATTCGTCCTTCATCATGGTTAATACTAAATCAGTAATTGAATGAGCAGATGAGGGTGGAACACTCCAATCCAAATCCATTTCTAAATACTTAATGATATCATTGACATGTAATGTTAAGCACTCGTTTCTATCCCCGATGAAAATTGTAGATGGAGGAACAATTCCTTTATCGTAGAAACGCTTTACATAGAAAACAGATTGAGCAAGAACTTTTACAAGTTCAGATTTGTTTGACAAATTCAAATCATCTTTGAACTCCATAAGAGTTCTGACCTTGTGAGATTTGGAAACTCCGAATCCATCGCATCCAAAAGGAGATGTGATTTCCATATCCTTGAATTTCTTTTTGAATTCGTGTCGGTAGGAATTTTCAACATCTTTTTCATTGAGGGCTATTGCCAAACTTTTGGACATCATATCTATAAATATTTGTGCAAATATAAGACACAAACCCTATTATGCCAAAAGTTTTTTTCCTGCTCTTTCTCTATGAAACTTTATTGCAAACCTGTGAACCTCTTCTTGAATAACTCCGAGAACGGACCAATCCATTGGATGTTGTTTACCATCAGTTGTATGAACGGTCTGTGACCTGTGTTTTTGGTCTTTCGAAATTGATATCAAATCAATCCTGTTGGTAAGTCCAAGAGACTCAAATACCTTCTTTGCAACGTTTAATTGACCAATTCCCCCATCAATTAGAACAAGGTCAGGTAGTTGACCCTTTTCATCCAAGAGTCTCTTAAAACGTCTGTAAACCACTTCCTCGAATGACAGACAATCATTACCATTGTTTGACTCCTCACGAATGATATACTTACGGTATTCACTCTTGAGAGGTTTGTTATTCACATATCTTACAGAGGCCGCAACATTTGAGTCACCCTGATTGTGTGAGTTGTCAAACGCCTCGATAATCAAAGGAAGATTTTTAAGACCCAAAACCTTTTTTATACCAAAGGCAATCTTGTTATATTTCCTTACACGGATGGGTTCGAGTTTCTCTTCAAGTTTTTTGATTTGATTAACCCTGTTGAGGTAGTTGTCCGCCTTTTCGAACTCCAAGTTCTTGGCAAACTCATGCATTTTTCCTGTGAGAAACACCTTTAACATCTTATAATCAAGTTCGAATATCTTTCGAACAATTAATTGATACTTCAGATATTCAAGGTTCGATTCCAAGGCAATGCAGGGTGCGTTACAACGACCAATATGATACTCAAGACATGGTTTGAATTTACCTGCCCCGATGTTTTCTTGATTCAAAGTATAGGAACAAGTTCTAAGTGGAAGGATGTCGTTGATAAGTTCCATAACTTCATACGCCCTTTGACCTGAGGTGAAGTTGATTCCACAGGTGTCCTCACCTTTCCCATGAGTTATTTGAAGTTTGGAGTATGGTCCACCAGTCAAAGACAAATGCCAAGTTCTTGACTTATCATCTTTACCTTTGATGTTGAACTTGGGTTTGTAAATTTTGATGAGTTCTTCCTCCATGATGAGAGCCTCAGCCTCAGATGAAGCAATCTGATACTCAACGTCACGTATTTGTTCAACAAGGGTCCTTGTCTTCTTGTCATCGTGTTTCTTATTGAAATAAGACGCAACACGTTTGGGAAGGAACTTGGACATCCCCACATATATTACCTGGTCTTTGCCATCTTTGTAGATGTAACAACCAGGGTATTTGGGAGCTGATTTTATTTTTTCTTTGATGTCCATTCTTTTCTGTGTTTGTAAAACCAATAGGAGTGAATGATGATAACGCACGAATTTACAACAATTGTCGGACCTGCCGAAATTCCGAATCCATAAACTAACCAAAAAATTGCGCCAACCGTGTTGACCGCTCTAAGACGGAAAACGTCCTCAATTAGGAATGAACCTAAAATGAGGACGCTCCCGATATATCCATATATTTCCCACATCATTTCGCGAATGCTTTATCTGCCCAAGTCTTTGCTCCAACCAATGTCCACAAGTTCATATCACACATGTCAGGGAAACAAGTTCTCATGGTTCCAACGGTGATTACCTTTAAGAAACCAAGGTCGATTGAATACCACTTACCACCTTTTGTAGTGTAAACGTTCATCCACTGACCGTATTCGTTCTTAACTTGAATGTTGACCAAAGAATTCTTGCCATATCCACGGATTACATCAACAGTTCCTTTGGTGTCGTGGATGTTGATAAACCCAGCTTTGCATTTGCCTGCGATGCGGAATTCATATTCTTTGTTGATATCTTTCAGGTGGTTTGAAACTGAAACGTCGAGAGATTTACCTTTAACGAAAGTTCTGAATGAACCGTAAAAAACGTCAGAAGAATAGGCGTTGTTGGTGTTGATGTTTACTGCGGGAAGGGTAGTGGTTTGTGTCATATTGTTGTGTTTTGTTACACAAAGATAGGGAACCACAATTTACCAGCCAAATATATTTTAAACTTTATCACAAATGTGTGGTTGGAAACAAGCTTGTCCCCCACCTTCCACATATCCAATTCTTTCATTTATATTTGTTGAACGAAGGTATGGTGATTCTTGTCCACAGATTACACATCTGTCTTTCTCATCCATCTTTGGGTCTCCTTGGAGAACACATCCCAAATGGTCATATCCTACAAGATAATCATATTCAACTTCAGAAGTATCTTTACCACAGATTGAACAAGTCCAAGGTCGAATGATTTTCTTTACACTTCCATCAGGAGCAATTTCCATCATGAAATGTTCATCATCTTGAGGAGGACCCTCAAGGTTTCTTCTTTCTTGCCAGTATTTGTTTCTTGCAAGACCACCAAGTTCGAAGTCGTTAGGTGTGTTTAGGATTTCTTCTGCTGTTAGTGTTACAGTGATTCCCATATGATTTGTTTTTTAAAAACTAAAGGAAAATATTCAAAAGACAAATCTATTTATATTAATATGGAAAAATTTTCTAAAGAATGGAAATATAGATACAAAGAAACGCTTACGGAAAAGTTCAAGTATCTTTTCCTAAGTGAAATGCACAAACACTTTGAGTTGATAAACCTCCAAGTGACAGACATTTCATATAATGGTGATGTAATGGAGGGAATGGATGTTGATGTCGAAATTGATTATCAGGGCGCTTGTGACGGAGACGCACACAGTGTTGGACATATGTTATCAATAATCTCAAACCAAGTGCATGAATTTTTTTTCAAACACCAAATCGACCCAGTAACCTTTAAGTTTAAAGGAGGTGATGTTGATGGTTTAATTATTAATGACCCTATGATATTAGAATTCCATTACAAATTAGATGAACTACATAAAGTTCTTTTATACATAACGATGAACTATGACCAACAGTAAGATTTATAGATTAGCCAAAAGGATGTTTAGTGACTTTACTAAACCACCTCAGACTCCAAATGATGTTTACAACACATTGACGGGAGAAAAAAACTATTGGGATTACTTTAAGTATATGGGTCCTGACAACTTCATTAAATTATGTATTGCCACTTGGGGTGTTTCACAAAACATACCCCAAGAACAAATAGAAGAATGGTATGATAAAGTCTTTTTTGCAACAGTCTTTTCAACGGAAGACGAAACCTACTACGATGAATGTGGTATGTGTGATGGAGGAGGACATGTACGATGTGATAACTGTAATGGAATAGGTGATTTGGAATGTGATGAGTGTGAGGGTGACCTTGAAGTCACTTGTCATTTTTGTGATGGTGATGGTAAAATAGATGGAGATGACGGACCTGAGGACTGTGATGAGTGCGAAGGTAAAGGACAAAGGGAGTGTGACGAATGTAATGGAACAGGTAAGGTTACATGTCACATATGTGGTGGTGATGGGGATGTATATTGTGATGATTGTAATGGTGATGGAAATCTCGAAACCGATGAAAAACTATTTGACATTCAATTTATAGTTTGTTGGAATAGAAACCTTTACGACTTATTCGAAATCAAAGAGGAAGAATTTGAAGAAGTTATACCAACAGATAGATTCTATAATAGTAAATCTATAATTATACTCGGAGAAGTGACACAAGAACACGCTGAACTTTCTGATGAAGTAACCCCAGACCAAATATATTGTTTGGGACTTTATAATCAACTTCCAAATGTTAGATTTGAACCGAGAAAACCTAAATTCTTCACAACACCAAGTTGGGACATAAGCCATCTCCAATAATTTATATAGAATGGATGTAAAATATTTTTTAAAGGTATTAGAAAAAGAGGGTTATCCAAATCCTGACATTCAATCTATTGCCAAGATGGTTGGATACAACTTAGATTATTTTCTCCTTGGTATAAGAGACAGAGTTGGTGAGGAAGGTGTAATCGATTTTTGTGAAAAAGCAATAAATAAATTGCAAGGTGAAGATGGAGTCAGGGTTGACTTGGGTGGAGACGAATATTGTTACATAAAAATATTTCCACAATACTACGACGAGAGGGAATCGGAAAATGATGTGATTGCTAAAAGTAGTTGGGGCGATTCAAACATATTGAGTTCAGACCCAGAAACAGGTGATGAGAGCTACTTTACAATTCAAGTAGTAATCGACAATACAGACATGGGTGGTTGGAGTGACTTGGACGAGTTATTGGACCACATCAAAGAACAAGCCTACAACATAGTATTCCAAAACTGTGGTTTCGGTGTTTGGTGGGAATAAAAAAAAAAGGGGAGACCGAAGTCTCCCAATAGGGGCTGAACGGTTTTGCCAGCCACTCCACCACCAAGTTTAACGAACTTGGAAACCTTTTGGAAATAATGTGTTGGCTAAAGAGGTAAGAGCCTCAGAACTTAAATATCCAACAACATCATCGTTAGCTTCAGGTAAGTAATATTTTGTCACGAAATCACCAGTCTCACTGTCCATAATTGCAATTTCGAAATCATCTTTGAAATCACCATACAACCCTTGAGCACCCCCAACAATTGAGAGTCCAATTTTTCCATCAGTCATATATGTCTGACGTGCACCCTCAACCATATTTCTATGGGGTTTGGAGTGTTCTATAATATTTTCAATCGTTATCATAATCCTTTGAGTAATTGTCTTAATTTGATTTCTAAAAGTTCTAATGTGTTCTTATCCTTTGCGGTTTTATTTGGTTTTTTCCTTAACGAATCTATGAGTTCCTGTATAAAATCAGATTCACTTTTCTCTTGAACCACTTCGGCGTCCTGTATGTCACCCATAGGTTCATCTGCAGGTGTGTAAGGTAAGGAGCTTTTTTGCCCTTTTTTCTCACCCAATTTATAGGCACCATAAACCAAGGCACCAACTGCTACTATTTTTACTAAATCACTGAATTTCATTTTGTTACCTCCGCTTCGATTTTAGATTTATTAATAAGATGGTCAGTTAAAGAATAGAAATCAAGTTTAGTCATAACAATTGAATTAACCAAATGTTTGTGTGGGATATGAACCAAGAAATCCACACCATTGAAGAAGGTTAAATCAGTTTTCATCTCAATTGAACTTTGAACCATTTTAAGAAAAAGTTTGAACTGAATTTGATTAACAAAAGTTTCATCCAAAAGGGTTCCGAAAGTTTCATGTAGAATTTTGATGTTGAGACCTGACATGTTCATATTCTTTAATTTCTACAAAGATAAACTTTTAAATTCAATTACCAAAAAAAATTACATTTTGGCTCCGTTTTTCAATCCTGAATGAAACTTGTTTGTATTTATCTAAGTATGTCAAATCCCGTTATAATTATTGGTCAACAAAGAATTGTAAAAAAAACTGAGAAAATTTCTTTTTCCAATCCTACTGACTCTGTCATAACAATAAATTATCAGAAGAGTTCGAATTTTCAGTGGGTTTACCAAGACGAAATACTACCTCAACAATCCAAAAGGATTTGGGCTGTTCCATCATCAATACAAATTCCAAATTACTTTTCTGAGAATTTAGTTAGTCAAGATGACGGAGATATATTAAACATGATACAGACATATTCTTTGGGGGATGTTGTGAATGTCAACACCGAATCTTGTTATGTATATGAATACCCATATCCGTTTCCAGTCACTTTAAGAATTTCAAGTGAATATGCCTTACCACCCAACGTTAATATAGATTATAGAATTGCAACATACAATCCTCCTTACATCGACCCAACAGTGTTCAACGGTATTCCTTGGACAAATTTAGTAACGAATTTTCAAGTTGGTGAGTGTCCCAATTATAACTTAGCAGGAACTGTTTATATCTCTTCTCCTTCTTTGGCTATCCAATATAGAGTGAGGGACTTATCTGACAATAGATTGAATTACTATTACATTATTTACCCTGAAACCTGTTTCGGACCTGGAGAGGACCCTTGTAACATCAATTCAATACCTAGAATTTGGGACTTATTATTTTCTGGTTGTTCTATAGATGGTATTTCGATTTATTTATTTGAACCATCCCAAATTCCCTTCGCTCAAGATGTTTGGATGGTATTGAAATCTCCTCCAGGAAACATAACCAACTGCACTACCCCAACTCCAACATCGACCGTTACACAAACACCAACCAACACTCAAACACCAACAAATACTTCTACACAAACTCCAACGCCAACTAACACTCAAACACCTACCAACACCTCTACCCCGACTCCAACGCCAACTAACACTCAAACACCTACCAACACTCAAACACCTACCAACACTCAAACACCTACACAGACCCCTCCTGTTTACTATTATTCAGCTCTTCTATGTGGGGACCCATCTTTCTTGAGATATTTCCGTTCGTCGAATCCAAATTTAACCGACAGTTGTTCTGTAATTTACGGTTATTGTGATGAGGCACCTCATACTGAATGTGGGGGAGTTCCTCAATGTTTTGATAATGTAAGCCCTTCGGTTGTCGTGAATTCGAATGATGTTTTAGAATGTTTCGATAGTTGTGAGTGTTGTCAGGGACTTTGTCCAACACCATCCCCAACTCCTACAATAAACCCGACCTCAACACCAACACCGACCACGACACCATCTCTAACCCCTACATTGACCTCAACTCCTACATTAACTCCTACATCGACCTCGACCTCTACACCAACACCAACAACCAGTCCGACAGTCACAGGCACACTTACTCCTACACCAACACAAACGAGACTTGCCGATTGTTATCAAAAAATTTATTTCGATGTAACATTAACTGAAACTTTTTTCAGTTACACAGATTGTTGTAGTGGAGAAGTAAATATCCTGAGCGTTGAAGCTGGTGTTGATTCTTGGGGTGCACCCGAGGGTTGTATAGAATATGGTTCAGTAACTGTTATTTCAGGTGAGTTCAATAATTTGTATTATAATTCACCTTGTACCAACACAAACAGAACCAACAGTTACACAGTCTGTAACACCATCTCAAACACCTACGCAATCATTTGTATTTTACCCTTATTCAGTTACCTCAGGACAAACTTTTGTATCGATAGATTGTAATCCTGTTGTTTTAACTCAGACCTTATATGCCGCAGAATCAAGTTGGTATACAATTACCAAATTTTATTCAGATTCAAACCTAACAACACCATACAATGGTAATGACTTGTATTATACCAACAACACTTTAGGTTCCTCCGATTGGTATAGAATCGCAACGAATGGTTCAATAACTGATAGCTACGGTTGTTAAAAAAACAAAAAACCCCACCAGTAGAAACTGACGGGGTTGGCAAAAAACTCTGAGAATACAAGTTTTGGTGAGAATCTTTGGAAGGATTATGATTTCCCTTCGTTTCCACTTCCTTTTGAGAAGTAATCCTCAGTCACGGTCAATTAGATTAACCAATCCTTAAGTTGTGTACCACTCTCTCGTTACTCATCACTCTTCGAGGTTGCCACCCCAATTAATCCTTGCGGGATTAGAGAACTTTCAAGAAAATCCTGTCGGGCTTGGGACCCTTCAAGGCTAAGAACATCTCTTAACTATGTAGTGACCTGTCGCACACAACTGACGAGCACTTTTCCTTGTTTAATTTTGAGTTTGTTAAACCTTAATTAACAAAGTTGGTTTACGGATGATGAAAGTAGCGGCCCGTCTGAAGCCATGCCATCTTTTGGACGACACGATACTAAGCTACTCTCTGAAGTCTCCCGACCTCCATATTTTGAGTCAACTTCATAACTAACCTCTTGGTAGAGAGAAAGTTAAGGTTCCATCAGCACCACCTGTTATGAAACTTACCTTGTTCGGTGTTAAGCCAACTCTAATATTGAATCACGCAATTACTATGGTGGATGCCATAGTTTCTTACATTAATCCTTCAGGTTATTCTTATTGGTGTTCCCACCTCAATCAAACGACCCGTATCGCTTGATTACCCAACCACGTTCCCTACAGTGTCACCCTCAGTACTAAAGGTCAGATAATATCCTGATTGCCTACTCGAGTTCCCTTTCGGAAACCGCAGACCTCCCAAACCAGGGAGTTCCACTTTATACTATTTTCATAGTTTATTTAATGACCATAGGCGGCCAATATCTTGAACAGAATGTCTCAGAATAAACCCGAAGGTTTCATCATCAACTAACTGTGAAGATAATATCTTAATTCAAAGAACTTTCAAATTTAAAGGGAAGAAGAATCTTGACGACCATCCGAAGTTGGAACACTTACAACTCCTCCCCTTCAATTGTTTCACAAAGTTAAGACACGTTTTTGGAACTGTCAAATCTTTTTGAAACTTTTTTTGACTTTTTCTGATTCGATTCTAATACCCCCCACTCTTAATGGGACAGGTTCAAATTCAGTCTTTGTCAAAGAACATACGACTCTCATCGTGTGTTTTACAAAGATAAGAAGGTTTTTTTAAACTCTCAAATCTTTTTTTTGTTGCGTCGCCTTGGAATCGAACCAAGCTAAGTGGGCTTATGAGACCCATGGAACACCTTGCCCCCCGCCCGCAATATAATGATTAACTCCTACTTACCCCTCGGTCACCTATCCACGTCATGCGCTGGTTGAACCAGCAGGAGTCATCATTTCAATATTTTTAAGAACTATGTTGTTTTGAAAAAGAAGTCCCACAAATATACGGAGATTTTCTCAAATAACCAAATTCGTGGGACTATTATTTCGAGATTACTCTTTTATTCATCTCGAGTGTTTGGGGTGTTCGTCCTCTCGGACATGAACATATAAATATTCCGAAAAGTTCAAAAAGTAACCCTAAGAAAAAATATTTTTTTTTAGTGGTCCAAATCGTCAACCATTCTTCTGAGTTGTCTCATCATATCGAACCATCCTATGATTCCTATAACGATGACAAACATAATTAAACCTAATACAATCATTGTAAAATAATTTCAGCTAATTTATACATATAGTCACCTGTGTTTTCAGCACGGATTTCATCGAAACTGAAATACTTCCAATCAGTATGTTCTTCTCCGTCAATGGCTTTCTCGAAATCTGGTTCAATACATTCTTCAACAATTAACAAATACACATACATCAACCCTTTAACTTTTTTACCGTCACGAGTGTGTCTTGGAATGAGTCCAATAAAAGTAATTTCTTGGTCATCGATACTAACCGCTGTTTCTTCGAAAAATTCGCGTTTGGCACCTTCTTGTGTTGTTTCATTTTCTTCGAGTTTTCCACCTGGAATCGACCACATACCTGGGAAAGAACCGAGATTGTTTCTTTTACATAGTAAAACTTTATCCTTACATTTTACCATAATTCCTACATAGCTTTGTTGTTTCATTGTATTTATTAAATATGATTGTTGAAATTAATGAAAATTATTTTAATGTTAAAACATTGGTTGACCCAAAATCCCAAGCTATTGGGATGATGAGAAGAAAATTCGATGATTCATTCAATGGTTTATTATTTTTAATGGGTGGTAAAAAACAATGTTTTTGGATGAAAAATTGTATCATCCCACTTGATATAATAATGATAAAAAATAATGTTATTGTCAATATACATCACGACTGTCCTCCTTGTTTAGAGGAACCTTGTCCGAGTTATTGTGGAAATGGAAATATCGTATTAGAACTCGAGGGTGGGACCTGTGAAATGTTAGGGATTGAAGCTGGAGATACGGTAGAATATATCTTCTAAACTGTGAAATCTCTCACAAAAAATTTACTTGACCTCATTCTCAAAAATATTGTTTTTGGTTTCTCAGGCACTGTTCCAAAAAATGGTATTGTGGTTGAACCTATACTAATATCTGAAATACCACCTGCTTTAGCAACATCTACTGCAAAGGTTGCACAATTCGAATCACCACCCTCTGTCAAATCTATGAATGAGTAACTTCTTGGTTTACTAGCCTCGTTCACAGAGTCTGTGAAATTAGGTAATCTCATAACATTTGTCCACATTGTTAGATTTGGACCGTCTTTGAAAGTTTTGGCTTTACAAGTTCTTGCAACATCACCAGCATTTGTGAAGTTTCCTTGTGAATCTATAGTCGCAATTTTCCCCATTTCAGTTTTCAAAACCTTTCCGTTTCCATCGTTATCGTAAGGTCCAAACTCATATAATTTTACAATACCTGTATGGTCAACTAAAATACAACCTCCATGTCCAGTGGCATATATTTTGATTTCTCTCTTTCCAACTTGTTCATTCAAACCTAAATAATCCTCTACCCACTCCAATGCTCTTCCGTGGAATGCTAATATGCGAGCAATCCAAGAATCTGTCATTGAAGGTCTATATTTCGGAAAAACAAAGAACATAAAAAAACCTGATTGATTTTTGTCTATGGGTTGAAGTGACTTAAAAACAAAATCATCCTTCTGTCTTGCAATTGATAAACTTGGTACTCTAATGTCCCCCGAAGAGGGATTGTACTGTTCCTCCAATTTTGACTCAGATTGAGAAATTTTTTCCTTTAACTTTCTGAAGAAATCTGAAGCCAACATTTTTGTAAATTTTACATATGGTGCATCTTCTCTTTCAGGGTCATATCTATATTGACCTTCGGGTGGTCTTTTGGACCTACCAAGATAGTTCAATCCACTTATATTCGTGATACACTTGTGACCTCCAGAGTTTGCGTTGATTAATTCCCAAGCACTTACATTAATATTATCTAAGATACTTTTTTCTTCATCTGTTAATGATGTAAATGGTTTTGACATCATTTCTTTAAGTCTATTCAAAGCCTCTTCTCCTCTTTCTTGTTCTGCAAATTTTTCACCATAAACCGCATTAAAATCCTCGAATGTAAACCCAACACTTTCAGGGTTAACACCTGTTTCACTAATCCATTTTATCGTTGATAACGGGACTTTTCTTTCCTTGAGTTGAGCTTCATACTTTGCAATGACCTCTTTAGCAATCTCTCCGAGATTAACACCTTTGAGCTTCCTTTCCTTTTTAAAAGGATTGCATGATACTTGAAGTAATCCCATCGGCCATGCCATGATGAGAAAGTCTGCTTCAGGGTTATTTCTAAATGGGGTATACCTGTCATAAGAGCCAGGCTTAACCATACTACCTCCACCATATTGGTAAATGATATTATCTTCAACATGGGGAAATCCTTTCATTTGTTTTGCATAATCTTGTGCGTGTTTTTGTAGTTCTTCTGGTTTTGGTGCATTTGTATCTTTCATCCATGTTTTGATGTTACTAAGTATATTCATCAAAGATGGTTCTGAATTCATTACAAGTCGCTCCAAAAATCCTTTCTTGTTTTTGAATGCTAAAATGAGTTTGTTTATAACGAAACCCAATAACATTTTGTTTCTTTGTAACGGCTTTTCTTTATCTAATCTAAAAAGATAATTGACTACCTCCTCGGGACTTATATCTTGTCTAGCGAAATCTGCGGAGTCAACAGTGTTAATCAATAAAACGTCAGATGAGGGAAATAAATCTTTGGGTGAAATTATTTGTGAGATTGTTTCCACGTTTGAACGTGCTTGTCTAAATGATTTCGAAGCACCTTTTTCCGCACCTATTTGTTTGTCATGATGGTCCGTGTGGATAACGAACATTGGTTTACCATGAGCAAAGTCAACCAAAACAGGCATGGTATCACCCTTAGCGTCATTCTTCTTAACCGCAAATTCTTTTTCCCCATATTGTATTACGTGAACATCTACCACATCAATACCATTGTTCTCAAGGTATTTTTTCATCGCAATAGCAGTAGTTACACCATCTAAATCTTGGTGGAAATATATTTCAGCCTTCGGGTATCTTTTTCTTAATGCGGAAATATCTCTTAAACCTGTCTCAGTTATTAGGTTCTTCATTAATATTTCAGAGTCAACAAGTATTTCGATTTATTAATCAAACCTAACATTTCATCTCTTAGATTCAATAAATCTGTATCATATCTCGAGTCCAATTGGTCAGAGATTCCAACTAAAAATTCTGTGATTCCGTCCATGAAATTCTGAATACTTAACTTACTGATGTCTTGAAACATCAATCCAAACTCAGGTTCAAATTCAGGTCTACCATACTTTCCCATCATGGTTTCAGTGAACTCATCAATGAGACCATCTAATCCCTCATAAATTGCACCGTAGGTTTTATGTTTTGCATCACCAAACGTCTGCCAGTGTAAAAATCTCCATTGAATTTGGATTTGGACTAATTTTTTTATCAATTCTTCTTTCATATAATTTAAATATTACTAAGGTAAAGGATTTAACGAACCCGAAAACATATTACTAAACATGTTTTGAACTGGATTATTTTCTTTCGGTTTTTCAGATGAACTTTGAGGTTTGTAAGCACCAGAACCAAAAAGAGGTTGAATTTGCCCATACCCTACTTTACCTGAACCACCATCTTGACCTGCATCAGCGTTTATTGCTTGGTTAAAGTCCGACTCAAAATTATTTTGAGCTTCTTCTGTTTTATTATAGTTTTCCATATTTTTCAGAAGTTCGTCTTCACCAATTTTAGCCGCCAATTCATCGGGTCCGACAAAATTTGCAATATTCATATAATCTAATAATCCCATCCACCATTTTGTTTGTCTCATTAAACTTCTTACGGATGCATTTCTATTCAATAGTTGAGGCATTCCTCTGAAAACACTTTTCCAAGACAAAATTCCTTTGGTTGTTCTATAACCTGAAAATAAACCTGGTGCTTCTTTAGCTAGTTTGGTAAGTTCTTCGAGTGCCGCTAGTTGTTTAGCTTTTGACCATACTCCAACAGATGTAGTTGCAGTTTTCAATCCTGTCATACCCCTCACTATTTCTTGACCTGTTTTTCTCAAAGGTGCTGTTGCTTTATTATAATTAGCGAATAAATCAAACCATTGTAAAACAGTTTTCTTTAACCCTCCCATCAATGGCATCGGAACTCTTTCGATATATCCTCTTAACTTACCAGCGATTTTACTGAAAGCTGAAACAAATCTTCCTGTCACACCACCCATCGCGGTTATATTATCAAGCATTTTAGCCGCTTCGGCTGTTTTTCCTGCTTCAACCAAGGCGGTAACTTTTCTCAAATTCTTCACGCCAGGACCACCAATTTTGAGGGCTGCCATCATAGGTTTGGCAACGATGTCTCCAGCATATGGTAAAGCTGAAATGATTGATAATAATCCGAATAATTTATCTCCTTGTTTCAAATAAGAGATACCGTTTACTAAATCAACTACCCCTGTTGGGTCAAAAATTCCAACGATATCACCAAGGGTGTTATACCACTTTGCTTCGTTTACTAATTTACCCTTTGATGGATATAGAACACACAGTGTTTCGACGATTTGTTTTTTTTCCTCTTTGGAAAACTTTGACCAACTTTCTTCGGCAAGCCTATAATTGTCTTGCTTGAGAATTTCTAAATTCAAAAGTTGGAGTTGTTTTTCAGAAATTATAAATTCTGCCATGGATACTTTTTCTTATAAATATCCCTCGGATATAAAAAAAGGAGGTTAGACCTCCTTTTCAAAATCAAGTTCTGGTTGATTTTTTTTATCTATAAAATGTTGAACTCTTTTTCGAGCGACTTCCGCATAATTAGGACTGAGTTCAATCCCTATCCACCTTCTATCTAATATCTCTGCCGCACATGCACTTGTTCCACTTCCCATGAATGGGTCAAGAACCAAATCGTTCTTATAGGTTAATATTTTTATGGCTTTCGCTGGAATATCCATTGAGAAGGTTGCCTTGGTAAGTTGTTTTGTATCAGCGAAATAGTCCCATTGACCATATACTAAATCCATAAACTCACGTTTTTGCTCCTCAGTATACATTGTCTTATTTCTTTTTTTTCCATCCTCACTCTCGATTTCCTCAACAACTCCAACCCATTGCGGCTCCCCCTTAATCTTTTTGATTCTATCTTTTTTATATGCTAAAATCACACATTCTTTCGGATTGTAGATATAAGGAGAGGACGGTGACATCCATGAGCCCCAAGCAGTGGTCTTACTTCTATGTGGTGAGTTTTCATTCAGGTCAACCAGTCCGTAAAACTTATAACCAATTTTTTGCATGATTGACCATAATTCCGAAACCATGAAAATTCTCCCACCTTTATCTTGTCTATTGATTTCATAAGGTATGTTCAGGGCAATTCTTCCGTCGTCTTTCAAAAGTCTGAAAGCTTGGGTCAACCATTTTTTTGAAAATTCCTTGTAATCTTCAAATTGAACGTCGTCGTCATGAACATCGTATTCGATTCCAACACCATACGGTGGTGATGTTACAATTAAATCAATTGATTTCTCAGGTAGGGTCTTCATGACTTCAACACAATCTCCTTGAGTTATTTTTCTTATATAATTTTCCATTACAACTTTCCCTCTTGTTTCATTTGTTCTCTAATCTTTGTTGCAGAGATATCATGAATGTCCTGAGGTGGAACATGTTCAATAATATCATAACCTACTCCTCTTCCAAAATTGACAGATTCAATATCGGGTATGACAATTACTTTTACCGTTTGGTCACTGAGCAATTGCCATAATTCTTTTTTTATGTTCGCCTCAACTTCTTGAGCGGAAAAAGGATTTTTTTCATCAGGGGCAATATCCCTAATACAAATCAAAACATTTTTACCTTCGTTGAGTCTTTGGTCAATCAACCATCTGTGTCCAGCATGCCACGGTTGCCATCTTCCGATAAACATGGAATACTGTTTTGCCCCCGTGTTTTTTAACTTAGGGTCACCCTCTACGTGAATTTTTTGCATAGTCTAAAACTTTTTTTGCAGATACCTCAACACTTTCATTTGTGGTGTCGATACTAAGATATCTTTCGGTAGGTGCCTCATATTCTTTAACAAAGAAACTTTCTCTTCCTCTTACCTCTGTTGTATGAATATAAACCTCAACCATATTATCCCCCATCTTCTGTTTGAACTTGTCTCGTTGGTCTTTGTAAGGGGAAACCAACGATACTAATACATCTTTACCTTTGTTGTGAAGGTATTGAGCGATTTGTTGTGCGAGTTCTATGTTCTTTCTTCTCCCTGTTTCAGAATAATCTTTATTATCGAATAAATCTCTTAGGTCATCACCGTCGATATGAAATATTCTATGGTCTCTAATGTCCAAGATTTCGTTACAGATTGTTGTTTTGCCAGCACCAGGCTGTCCTGTTAACCAGTATATCATTTTTTGTCCTCCAATTGTTTTATTCTCAATTCATTAACGAATGATGAACCCATCCAAAGAAGTGTAATGAACTGCCAAGTAAAGTCTTTACCATCAATAAAAGAAAGTATTATCGAACCTATCACACCAATAAAACCTAACAAGAAACAGGTCTTTGCTAGTAAACTCAATTTATTCATTTTCTAAATTTTGTATTTTTCGGTTTAAGTAAAATGAAGCCTTTTTGAGGTCTTCTAATTCTTTTGAAGAATCTTTTTTACCGGCTCTTGCAACGTATTTGACTACATTGAAGAGATATGCATCTTTGTGTAACTCCCAAGCCTCACAAACTTTAATCACCTCGTAAGGATTTTCTTCTCCACCATAATGATTCGGGTGGTTTACCATTTCTTTACTCATTATCTAGCATTTAAAGTTGAATCTGAGATTTGACTGTGATTTGTGGGATATGAATCCAATTCTTTTTTTATGAACTCTTCTTGGATGTGATTTTGATTTTCATAGTTAACCAAATAAATTATAATTGTTACCCAAGAAGCTAACAAAATAGACAAGTATATTTTAAGTCCATCATCTAATTTGTTCATTTTTTTGAGCCCCATTTGTTTTCCATGTATTCAATATATCTATGAGTCTTATTTCCATTATACAACATCCATACAATGTAATAGTCAAACCACCAATCTATTTTTTTTAATATTTTTTTCAATGTAATTAAATTTCTTCTACGTTTTGAACGTGAAAGTCTTCACCTCCTGATGTTTCTTTTTGCCAATGGTCGTCATTGTCATCAATCTCACCACTCTCAACCATTTCGATTGCCTCATCTTCAGTCTCGGCTTCAACGGTGTAGGTGACATATTCATCAATAGTTCTCACACCTACGATTGTGAATCTTTTCATATTATAAAAAGTATTTTTGTAATGTTTCTAATTTATCATCGGCATCCACCAACATTTGGAGTGCTTCTTCAGCATTTTTATAGAAATCTCCTGTAGAGTGGTCTCCAATTCCTGATGCATGATTTGATAACAATTCCAAAGTAAGTAATGCTTTGGCTTTTTGTGCTTCAGCTTCTAAACGAAGCATTTCGATTAAATGATTCTTAACGTTTCCCATTATTGTTTGTTTTTATGTTTTTCAGATTTTTGACCCTTCTTGTAGGGTTTCTTTTCTACTTGTTCGGTTACTTGCTCTGTAGTTTTAGTTTTACGGTTTACAAGTTTCCATTCTGATTTGGGAATATATGCCCACATACTCCCAACCATGTTGTAAGCGGTTTTGTCATCAACTCTTTTGATGTCACCGACCTCAACGTCTTTCGATGCTTTTAAAGCTTTAATACACTTCATTGGTTTTTTCCTCCATGTTTTTTATAGTTAATAGAATTTCTTTTTCGTTTTTTCCACTTTTGTAATATTCATAAACTTTTGAACTCAGTTCATCTTCAAAAATTAACATATCACTTTTTCCATAATAATCTTTAAGACTATTGTTTTCAAGTGCTTTCAATGTGTATTCAGCTGAAATAATTCTTTTGTTGAATCCCATAAAACAAAAATAATAATTTTATAGTTCAGAGTCAAAATTATTTATTTTTTCTAAATTAACAATCTGAAAAACGTATGCCATTATTTTTCTTTTCATTATGGGTAAGAAAGTTTCCTCCATTGGGAAATCATTCGTGGACTTCAATTCAAAAATAGGTAAATCTTTAAAATGTTCTTCTTCATTCCAAGTTGAGAAGGTTTCTATAATTGAGTTCAACGTTACATCACTTGGTAATGTGTTGTATATGAGGTTTAAATAAATTTTACTATTGAAATTCTCGTTCTCGGGTTTTTTTATTTCATATTCCCAAATGAAAATTTCATTCAAGGATTTTTTGAAATAGTAAACATACCCCTTCCCCGCGGCTAAATTATTTTTATTTCTTTTGAGACTGAGGTCCATGTGGTCGTAAGCCATGTTCCAAATTGACTTAGCCATATTGAAGGCGTCAAATAATTTGTTACCAGAATATTTGATTGTCTTGTCAAGTTCATTGGATTCAGAATCACTTAATTGTCTTGGTTTTTTTTGAACCAATTCTTTAAGAAGAATCTCATCATCACATGACTCGAATGTCTTATTTGTAAGTAGTAACCTATTTTCTTTGACAAGTGATTGTATGTTAGCCAAATGAAGTGAAAGTTCTACAAAGTCAGGATAAATTTGTAGATTGTTGAAATTGTTTTCGCACTTCTGAAGGTAATCCAATAAAGTATATTTGTTGTATTCGAAGTCAACAGGTTTTTTCAACATCCAATCGGGCTTCAATCTGAACGGTTGTTTCTTTTGTCTAGCCATAACAAAAAGATAATTTATTATAACTATTAATCAATTCTCATTACGTAAAACCATTGGTCTTGAATTTTCACCTCATCAGCATTCCCATCGTAAGAATTAAGTGTTTGCCCAAATCCATCAGCATCTATCACCCCTTGTATAAATTCATCTTTGTCTATAAATTGTTCCCAGTCAATCCCATGCTCATTTAAAAAACCTTCGGGGTCTCTCATAACATCATCAACTAATTCATCAACTTTTTCTTCAACCAAATCATCAGGGAATTCTCCATCAGGGTCGTTCTCAATATCATCGATTTCATCCTGATATTCTACTATCAATTCACTTAGTTCATCTATTTTATCTTGAATCGAATCATCATCTCCCCCGTCCCCAATTAGTTCCTCAAATCTCTCAATTTCTACTTCGGTTCTTTTTATTCTCATTTTGAGAATTTCGATTTCTTCTTTTTGTTTGGAAGATAATTGTCTCTCACTTTCATCCAAATAAACCTCAGGATTTTGATATACATCGTCCCCTAAGTAGTCTCTTGCATAGTCCGCGACTTGTTCATCGTCAATGAAACCTCTCGCAAACCCACTACTGAAACCGCCATAACCAATATCGTCAATTAATGAATCCACCCTTTCCTCACAACTTGATTGCATTTCACCCTCCGTTCCCACCGCATATTTTCTATCACTCAAACCTGCATCTATTACCTCAAATTCCGTGCAATCATAATACTCTCCTGTGGGTATTATGTTGTATACATCAATTTTTTCCTCTAATTCATTCAACTCATCCTCTAAGTCACTGATTTCGTCTAAAATGTCTGTTTCTACTTCCTCACTATTATCGTATTGGTTTTTAAGTCTCTCGATTTCATCTTTAAGTCTCTGAATTTCTATTCTGTCCTCATTTGTCAACGCTGAAACGTCACTTGTGTCAACCAACCAATCTAAAAGGGCGTGGGCTTTCAAACCCTCTTCAGGACAATCGGGACCAAGAGCCCATTCATTTTCCATCCTTCTCTCCTCAGCATCGTCTCTCATTTGCCTTAATATTCTTGCTTGTCTTAGTGCTTCTTGTCTCTCTTTTTCTTTTTTCGCGGCTTCTTTGTCATTAAAAATCTTTATTTGTTCAGAATACTCTGAGTTCATGTATTCAGTTATCTGATTAATTATCTCATTGTATTTAGCGGTGCCCACATGAGCAGGATATATATTTGTTTGTTGGTCTGTGGCCGTGAAAAAACTTTTGTTACCGTCAAATTTGTTGAGCAAGGCTACTTTGTAGAATGGGTCAGATGAATCAGCACTTCTATCTAAAATATAAAACAATTTACCCTCTGTGTTATAATAATTGAATTGGTGGTCTGAACTTGCCACGGTGCACCACTTTGTTCCTTTACCGTAATAGCATGAAGCCTGATGTGTTTGAGGATTCACAACAAAAAATCTTCCATCATCGAAAACAACTTTACCACCCTCAACTTGTTTATAATCTCTTCTTGGTCTGTTCGCATATTTTTGTAATTCATCACTGAGTTCGGAAACACTTTTATATGAATTAATATCAGTTTTAGGTAGGTTTGATGAAATCTTATCAAATTCTCTAAGTTTTCTGACTAAGTCTTGAAAGTTAGATTCAAAGTTCATCACCTCAAAGTTTTTGGCAACCCAATCCCAAAATTTTTGAGGAACGTTATCAATGATTTTTTTCAATTGCTCCTCAGAAAATTTCGTTCCATACTTAGCTTTGAGTTCTTCTGATTTGTTTTCTAATATTAATTCTAAAATTTTCATCAAGTTTTCTTTAATAAATATCTTTTTTTAATTATAATTGGTTGGAAGTAATATTTATATAAATAAAAACTAAAAAATCTTTTTACCATGGGATGCGGATGTAAAAACAAACAGAATACCTCGCCTGAAGCTCAAAAGCTAGCTCAAGAGGCAGTTCAAAAAACAATTATGACCAAAAATCAAGAATTGAAAGAAACAGTTAAAAAAACTGTTGAAAAATATTATAACACCAACAAAGGACAAACTAACGGATACATTAGGGACTAATATGTCCACTTCACAAAAAAATAATTCAAGGGACAAAATTTGTCCCTTTTTTTGTATTTATATGATATGGAAAATGAATATTCTATACGTGGTTTCTTGGAATCATTCAATAATAATGACTTGGATGTAAAAAAATATTTTGGTGATTATGAAACATGGTTCAATGTGTTGAAGAAAAGAGGTTTGATGGGTGAAATCGACCCGAAGAATGCTGCGGGTTCCGAAGATTGGCAAAATGAATATCTTTTGTGGTTATACGATAATGATAGAGAAAAATATTACAAATGGATGAATGAGATTTTATCTGATGTTGTAATAGAAGGTAAAGATGTTTATTGGCAAGGTGACAGAGTTGATTTAGCAATTTTATTTTGTGATGATAGAAGAGACGGTCCGAGTAGAGATACAATTGAAAGTATTTTAGTTGGTGAGGATGTTTTCGAACCTTATTGGGACACAACCGATGATGTTTACAGAGATGTCATTGAAGAACTAACCAAAGAGAATTTAGAAATTTTTAAAGAAAGGATTGTTAAAGAATTATCAGGTCAACAGTTGAGTCCTGATACGGAAGAAATGGAGTTAATAGCCACTGAGCAAGGACATGAAAATTATTGGACTATAGATTCAGAAAATGTGACGAGAATAATCGACGATGAGGAGTCCATGAATAGTTTACTAAAAGATGAGCTTGCCGATGTAAAATCTGATTTATACTCTGTTCATTCTAATTCATATAATTCTGCTTACGAAAGTGAGGTATATAATAGCATTTTCAATAAATTGGATGAATATTTCAACACCGAAAAAAAACAATGGATAAATGTTCCCCACCCATACAAAAAAGAAACTGTGGTTGAAAAATTCAAAATACCAATATATGATTTCGAAGGTATCGTGAATGATTTTTTACATTCTAACAAAGGTTATGGAAATTCAGGAACACTTGATTACCATGGAAGTTTTATAGAAATAATTAGGGAAGAAAAGGATTGTCTCAGATTGTGGTTTCCTGATTACCCTGACTCAAGATTGCTTGACAAAAACATAAATGAAATATTTTCTGATTATTTTTAATGGCTTACGTAAAATACATATTAGTTGAACAAAGAGGCTTTACTCCAAGAAAAACTCCTCCACCAAACATCAAAAATATTTTATCCCAAATAGAACTTTTCGAGATGTATCCAAAGATTTTTGCTCTTGTCATCAAAGACGACAAATTAAGAGCAAGAGTTTTTATGAGGTATCAGGAGTTTTATGAGTCAGATTCCGAGACATTTAGAGGAAAAGGTTTCAAATGGTATGACTACGTGAAACATTACAAGAAAAAGACCAAGAAAGATTATTTCTCTTATCATGAAGATTGGGCAGGTTATAATATCCCTTGTAACTCAATTGAATCTTGTATGAAAGTTATTCCAGACGTAAATTTTTATGATTTGATAATGTTTAGTGTAATAGATACGATTAGAACGTTAGTAGGTGGAGAGGATTTCTATTTAATTGGTATTGACCAAAGTAATGGTGAAGACCCTTCACTTATTTTTCACGAAGTAGCACATGGTCTTTGGTTTTCATCTCCAATTTATAAGAACAAACAAATGAAAAACATAGAAAGACTCGAGCCAAATGTAAGAGAATCGGTAGCAAGAAAAATAACTGGTATGGGATATGGAGAAAATGTGGTAGATGATGAGATTCAAGCCTATTTATCTACAGGGATAGGAGATAACATGACAAGAATCAAAAACATCAAACAAGCTCAATTACCTTTCAAACAAGTATTTGATTCTTATACAGGTAAAATCAAACCTAATAAAATAAACATAGATTGGAGGACTGATTTGAATGCCTAAATTCATCAACATATTATCCGATATTTTATCTGAAGCTAAAAGATATAAATTCACACCTGAATTACTACAAAAAATTAATTCGGTCGTAGAAAACCTTTGGAATGACCGAAACAAAAATTACGGTAATAAGAAAGAGGTTGTTGATGTTATCCCCTTCAAAACTGCAAATGGTGTTGACGGTTTGGTAAAAGTGATTGTTAATCCAAGATTGAAATACTTGGGATTTATGGGAACTAAACCGAGTAAATCTTATGACCCCGCAGACATTTATATCGAGGTAAATCCAAAATATTACGAATCTAAGAAAAATCTTTATCTTACAATCTATCATGAGATGATACACGCCAGTGACCCAACTCAAAGTAGTTCTTGGTCTCCAAAATATATGTTGAGCTATGATGAAAAGTCTGATGAAAAGTATTGGGGTCATCCAATAGAATTCTTTGCGATATCAAATGAGTTCTTGGAAGGTCTTGTAAGAGAATTTGAAAGAAGAGCAAAAAGATTAAGAAAAATTGAAAACAAAGAGATTTTGGATAAGTCTTTGAAAAATATTCTCAACTATTTTGCCAAGGGTGAGCCATTAAATAAGCTCAGTCAAGACATTCTTTTCAGAATCAATGACGAACACGTAGGACAAGATTCATTCAAAGTTCTTAAGAATCTGACCGCAGATATGCCCCATTTGGCGGACTTACTTCCTGAAAGAGGTGAGGAACCATATTATTTACACTATGTCGAATTGATTAAGAAATTTAATCCTGAAATATGGAAAAAGTTCCTAAGTATGTTCTACAATACAACTTTCGAGATTAGAGACATTATCAACAAAAACTATAAATAAAAAAAAGGGATTTTTAAATCCCTTTTTTTCCGCTTGCTAACATTTCCAATTTTTCTAATTTCCTTTCATGGAAATCTAAAAGGGTGGATTGTTCTTTGATTGCCTCTAAACAAGCTGATATAATCGTTTCAAATCTTATTGATAACATTGTGGTTTCTGGGTCTTCATAAACGAGTTCAGGAAATACCAACTGCAACTCTTGTGCAATAAAACCTATCTGAAGTAACTCGGGTCTTTCATCATCTTTTATTAGATGGTAGGAAACACCTCTAGTCTTTAATATTTTGTCCAAACTATCTGTAATTGGTCTGATATTAGTTTTGAACCTTAAATCCGATGGTCCAGGTGCACCTGATGCACCTTGTGCCCCTGTTGGTCCTGTGCCACCTTGTGGACCAGTTCCACCACCTCCACCTTGAGCACCTTGTGGACCTGTTCCTCCTGTTCCACCACCAGTCCCTTGAGCACCTTGATTACCCGTAGGACCGGTTGGTCCTCCAGGACCTTGAGCACCTTGTGCACCTTGGTTTCCATTACCTTGTGATGGACCTTGGGCTCCTTGAGAACCAGTTCCACCTCCTCCACCAGGAGGTCCTGTGTGACCTTGAGCTCCCTGTGGACCTCGGTTACCCGTTGGTCCGCCAGGACCCTGAGCACCTTGTGCTCCGCCAGGACCCTGAGCACCTTGTCCACCTTGAGAACCTTGAGCTCCTTGAGCTCCTGTTGCACCACCACCACCTTGAGAACCTTGTCCTCCCTGTGAACCTTGGGCTCCTTGGTTTCCACCACTGCCTTGAGCTCCTTGCGCACCTTGTCCTCCTGCCGGTCCTTGTGCTCCTTGGTTACCTTTACCACCTTGAGCTCCTTGCGCACCTTGTCCTCCTGCCGGTCCTTGTGCTCCTTGGGCTCCTCCTGGGCCTTGAGCTCCTTGCGCACCTTGTCCTCCTGTTGGTCCCTGAGCTCCTTGGTTACCTTTACCACCTTGTGCTCCTTGAGCACCTTGTCCTCCTTGAGAACCTTGTGAACCTGTGGCACCTACAGGCCCCTGTGCTCCTTGTGCTCCCTGTCCACCTTGTGAACCTTGACCACCTTTGGCACCTTGTGAACCTTGTCCTCCTTGAGCTCCTTGTCCACCTGTTGGTCCTTGTGCTCCTTGATTACCACCCGAACCTTGCGCTCCTTGAGCTCCTTGTCCACCTGTTGGTCCTGTAGCACCCTTACCACCTTGAGAACCTTGTCCTCCTTGAGCTCCTTGTCCACCTGTTGGTCCTTGAGCTCCTTGATTACCACCCGAACCTTGCGCTCCTTGAGCTCCTTGTCCACCCTGTGAGCCTTGGGAACCTGTGGCACCCGCAGAACCTACTGGACCTTGTGCTCCTTGGCCTCCCTGCGAACCTTGTGAGCCCGTGGCCCCTTGTGCACCTACTGGCCCTTGAGCTCCCTGTCCACCTTGTGAACCTTGGGAACCTGTGGCTCCTGCTGAACCAACGGGACCCTGAGCTCCCTGTCCACCTTGTGAACCTTGTGAACCTATGGCACCTTGTGAACCTTGTCCACCTTGAGCTCCTTGTCCTCCCTGTGAACCTTGGGAACCTGTAGCTCCTTGTGACCCAACTGGTCCTTGTGCTCCTTGACCTCCTTGTGACCCTTGGGAACCAACCGCTCCCTGAGAACCTGTGGCACCTTGAGCACCTTGACCTCCTTGTGAACCCTGAGAACCTGTAGCACCTTGTGACCCTACCGGCCCTTGAGCACCTTGTCCACCTTGTGAACCCTGAGAACCGACCGCTCCCTGTGAACCTGTGGCACCTTGAGCACCTTGACCTCCTTGTGAACCCTGAGAACCAGTATCGCCTTGTGCACCTATTGCACCCTGAGCACCTTGACCACCTTGTGCGCCTTGTGGACCTACAGCACCTTGGGAACCTTGTGAGCCAGTAATACCTTGAGCCCCTGTTGGACCTTGTGCTCCTTGACCCCCTTGTGAACCTTGAGCACCTTGACCACCTGTCACTCCCTGGGAACCTTGATTTCCTTGAGCACCTTGTCCCCCTTGAAAACCAATACTACCTTGAGCACCAGTTGGTTCTCTATTACCAACCCATCCTGTAGAGTTGATAAGTGTTCCTGCTGAATTTTTTAAACTAGTTGTTATCTTGAGGTTACTATTGTAAGTTACAAATGAAGGTTTATCACTTCTCCAAGCAAGATAAACAATATTACTATTATCTGTCCAATGCAAATGTAGTAGTGGTGAATCGTCTTCAAGCTTCAAATATGTTGAGGTTGAGCCAGAATCAACGAATTCGACCGTGGGAAACGCATAATCAGGATATATTATTATATTTTCAGACACTTAAATTATCTTTTAAAATTTTTATTCTCTCCATTATTGAGATTATTCTTTTCTGTTGTTCTTGAAGTGCACCAATACCCAAACTTACCATAAGACCATATTCAACTGATTTAAAGCCCTCCTCGTCTGTCCAAACAACTTCTGGGACGATATCTTCAATTTGCTGTGCAATAAAACCTATTGTTTCACCAGTAAATGCACTTGGAAGAGATATTGCACGGTTCATTGATATTTTAGGATGGTCAACCCATTCGAATCTAACACCCTCAATACCTTTAACTTTTTCTAATACATTTGTTAAGGATTGAATATTATCTTTAAGTCTTTGGTCTGAAGGTGGACCCTGAGCTCCTTGAGCTCCTTGACCTCCTGTTGGACCAGTTCCACCCTGAGGACCTGTAGGTCCTACGTTACCTTGAGCACCTTGACCACCTTGGCCCCCACCTGAACCTGTAGCACCTTGGGCACCTTGACCCCCTTGACCACCACCCGAGCCTTGAGCCCCTTGGGCTCCCGTAGCTCCTGGTCCTCCACCAGGCCCCACTGCTCCTTGGGCACCTTGTCCTCCTGTTCCTCCTGTAGGTCCTGTTGGTCCCTGTGCTCCTTGGAATCCTGTTGCACCTCCCCCTCCTGTTCCACCTTGAGCCCCAACAGGACCCTGAGCGCCTTGAGCTCCCTGAGCACCACCCTGTGCTCCTTGAGCACCTGTGGAACCACCTCCACCTTGGCTTCCTTGAGCACCTGTAGTTCCACCTTGAGCTCCTTGAGCACCTGTTGGTCCTTGAGCACCTTGGTTACCTTGTGCACCTTGGTTACCACCTTGAGCTCCTTGGGCTCCTTGTGAACCTTGGACACCAGGAGCACCTTGTGCACCCGTATTTCCTCCTTGGGCTCCTTGAGCTCCTTGTGAACCTTGGACACCAGGAGCACCTTGTGCACCTGTTGAAGCTCCTTGAGCTCCCTGAGCCCCTTGAGAGCCCTGAACACCAGGAGCTCCCTGTGCTCCCGTTGAACCACCTTGAGCTCCTTGGGCTCCTTGGGCACCCTGATTACCTGTCGCACCTTGGGCACCTGTTGAACCACCTTGAGCACCCTGTGAACCTTGTGCCCCTTGTGCTCCAGTATTACCTTGAGCTCCTGTATTGGCTCCTTGTGCTCCTTGAGCACCTTGTGGTCCTTGTGCACCTTGGTTTCCTTGTGCACCTGTATTGGCTCCTTGTGCTCCTTGAGAGCCTTGAGCTCCTTGAGCACCTGTATTACCTTGAGCTCCTGTATTGGCTCCTTGTGCACCTTGAGCACCTTGTGGTCCTTGTGCACCTTGGTTTCCTTGTGCACCTGTTGAAGCACCCTGTGCACCTTGCGCTCCCTGTCCTCCTTGTGAGCCTTGACCACCTTGAGCACCTGTTGTTCCTCCTTGGGCTCCTTGTGCTCCTGTTCCACCTTGAGCTCCTTGACCTCCTTGTGCCCCCGTGGTTCCCCCTTGGGCTCCTTGAGCACCCTGTCCTCCTTGTGAACCTTGAGCTCCTTGGGCTCCTGTTGTTCCTCCTTGTGCTCCTTGAGAACCTTGTGCACCTTGTGCTCCAGTTGAACCCTGAGCACCTGTTGTTCCTCCTTGAGCTCCTTGAGCTCCTTGTCCTCCTTGTGCCCCCTGTGCACCCTGAGCACCTGTTGTTCCTCCTTGGGCTCCTTGTGCACCTTGTCCTCCTTGGGCTCCTTGTGCACCCTGAGCACCTGTATTAGCTCCCTGAGCTCCTTGTGAACCCTGTCCTCCTTGTGCTCCTTGAGCTCCTTGAGCACCAATTGTTCCACCTTGAGCACCTTGAGCACCTTGTCCTCCTTGTGCACCTTGTGAACCCTGAGCACCTGTGTTAGCTCCTTGAGCACCTTGAGCTCCTTGACCACCTTGAGCTCCTTGACCACCTTGAGCTCCCGTATCCGCTCCTTGAGCTCCCTGTGCTCCCTGTCCACCCGTAGCACCTTGAGCTCCTTGAGGTCCTATCGAACCTTGTGAACCTTGAGCACCTACATTTCCTATTGCTCCCTTAGCACCTTGAGAACCTTGCGCTCCTTGAGCACCTATTGACCCCTGAGAGCCTGTAGTTCCTGAAGCACCTTGTGCTCCTTGAGCACCGGTAAATCCAGATATACCCTCAGCAGGTCCTACCCATTCGCCAACTTCATTAATCATTTCTATACCACCCACATACAATCCATATATTCCTCCGGTGACCTTTGCACCATCAACGAGTAATTCAGCTCCGATAGTTGCTATGTTACTTTTTGTTGTTGATGAAACTTGGATATTTCCAGAACCATTAACAGATAATTGTATTTTGTCCGCGGATGAAATCCCTTCAAATTCCATATGAGGGTTAGGGTTTCCACCACTTTTACCATTGGGATATATTATAACGTCAGACATTAATTAAGAAGGTTTTCAAGTTCATTTATTTGTTTTTCGATATCTGATATAAATACTTGTTGCTCTTTAATACCTTCAATCAAAACGGCGTTCATTCTATTATATTCAACAGTATAAAAACCATCAGAACCGATTTTAACTACTGTCGGGAAAAATTCTTTAACATTTTGAGCTATCAGACCAATCGAGTGAAGCTTGTTATTGTTTAATCTTTTAATGTAATCGCTTTTCGTCAACTTTTCATTCCAATCGTATTCTACGACTCTAAGTTCAAGAATTTTTTCAAGTGTATTATCAAGTGATTTAACATTATATTTGACTCTTCTATCAGAGCAGCTGCCCCCGTATGTAAAATAACCATTGAAGTTAGTAGAACCATAATACAAATATGTAACACCAATCGTAATTGAACCATAGGTCCACTGAAATGTTGAGTTTTGACAAGTTGTAACATCTGAAGCGAGTTGGATGCTAAAATTTGCTTGCCAGTTAATATCTTGGGAATAAACTGTTCTGTTTTGACATGCCCCCGCGTTTACACAAATGGCGTAATAAGAATCACCACATAGATTCTGAACAAAACAAGAGGTGAACGAGCCAGGTCCTGTTGCACCTTGTGCACCTTGGGCTCCTTGTCCTCCCGTAGGACCCGTAGGACCCGTAGGACCACCCGACCCTTGTGCACCTTGGTTACCCGTAGGACCAGTAGGACCACCTGGTCCTTGTGCACCTTGGTTACCTTGAGGTCCTGTTACACCTGGTGCACCTTGAGCACCTTGACCTCCGTTTGGACCTTTCGGTCCAGCAGCTCCTTGCGCCCCTTGGCTACCCGTAGCACCCCCACCACCTTGAGGACCTTGAGCACCTTGAGCACCCTGACCTCCTGTTCCACCTTGTGGTCCTGGAGCACCTTGAGCACCTTGATTTCCTGTTGCTCCTTGTGCACCTGGATGACCTGTAGCACCCTTACCACCCTGTGAACCCTGAGCACCTGTTGCTCCCTGAGGACCAATTGCACCTGTATTACCCCCTGCACCTTGTGCACCTTGTGGTCCTGTGGCACCTTGTGCTCCTGGATGTCCTGTTCCTCCACCAGAACCTGTTGGACCTTGTGGTCCTGTGGCTCCCTGTGCTCCTGGATGTCCTGTTCCTCCACCTGAACCTTGAGGACCTTGTGGTCCTGTGGCTCCTTGTGCTCCTGGATGTCCTGTTCCTCCACCCGAACCTGTTGGACCTTGTGGTCCTGTGGCTCCTTGTGCTCCTGTATGACCAACGGCACCTTGAGCACCTTGAGGTCCTGTTGGTCCTGTTGCTCCTTGAGCTCCTGGATGTCCTGTGGCTCCTTGAGCACCCGTCGAACCTGCATTACCTGTAGCACCTTGAGCACCAGGGTGACCTGTGTTTCCTGTTGGCCCCTGTGCACCTTGTGGTCCTGTAGCACCTTGAGCACCCGCATGACCCGTCGCACCTTGTGCCCCAGTAGAACCAGCATTCCCCGTAGCACCTTGTGCACCTGGATGACCTGTATTTCCTGTTGGTCCCTGTGCTCCTTGTGGTCCTGTAGCACCCTGAGCACCAGCATGACCCGTCGCACCTTGTGGTCCTTGAGCCCCTTGAGGACCTGTAGCACCTTGAGGTCCTACTGCACCTGTAGAACCTGTAGGTCCTTGTGCACCTGTATTACCTGTGGCTCCTTGTGGGCCAACATTTCCTTGTGCTCCTGTATTACCTTGTGCTCCTGTGTTACCTGTGGCTCCTTGTGGTCCTACGTTACCTGTAGCCCCGGTAGCTCCCTGAGCCCCTGTGTTACCTGTGGCCCCTTGTGGTCCAACATTTCCTTGTGCTCCTGTATTACCTTGTGCTCCTGTATTACCTGTGGCCCCTTGTGGACCAACATTTCCTTGTGCTCCTGTATTACCTTGTGCTCCTGTGTTACCTGTAGCTCCTTGAGCACCTGTATGACCCTGTGCACCTGTATTTCCTTGTGCTCCTGTATTACCTGTGGCCCCTTGTGGTCCAACATTTCCTTGAGCTCCCGTGTTACCTTGCGCTCCTGTGTTACCTGTGGCTCCTTGTGCACCTGTATTACCCTGTGCACCTGTATTTCCTTGTGCACCGGTATTTCCCGTGGCTCCTTGTGCACCTGTATTACCCTGTGCACCCTGGGTTGTGCCTTTAGCACCCTGTGCCCCTTGGGGTCCAACCTGACCTTGTGCACCTGTATCACCTTGTGCACCTTGTATTCCTTGTAACCCTTGTGCACCCAAATTTCCCTGTGCACCCGTATCACCCTGTGCACCTGTATTGCCCTGCGCACCTTGGTGACCCTGAGCCCCTTGAGCTCCTGCAATACCTGTGGTTGGTCCAATCCAATCCAAAGTTCCATCAATTACTTGAACTGAGTCAATAGCAAAATAATCAGAAACATTAAGCGTTACAACACCAATTGTTTGGCTAGAACGGTCAATAACTAATTGATTAGTAACTGATGCTGAGCTAAGATTAATCTTACCCGTTGGCACAACTCTCCAAACACTTGTTCCACTGTTAACCCAATTTATATAAGGGACTCTGTCTGGTGTTCTAGAAATGGAATTACTCGGAACTATTAAAATATCACCCATGAATGTTTTTTTCTATTTATATAAATACAAGTTGAATAGAATTTGTATTCATTTTTATTTTGGAAAATTTTATAATTGACACTATTATAATTATTAATTTATGACATTAAAAAAAATAGGTAGCAAATCTTACGTTGTAAACTTACTTTCAGACTACATTCTTTCTGAGATATCAACTGAAGAGAACTCAATAATAAAAGTAATCGACTGTGGTAATTTTTTTGTTATCAAAGGAAAAACCACTTCAAAAGAAGTTTTATTTTTACCAAACATAATTTCTAAATTTAATGAGAGATTCGAAATACCCTCTAAACTCACCCATACAATTGACTTAATTGAATATGATTCTGATTTACCTGATGTAAAGTCAATTTCCCACACATACCACAGTAATACCTCCAACTGTTCATATAATCAAACCGAAATCGAAAAAAATGAGATTTCCGAAGAAACTGATGAATTAGTATACGTTTCTTCATTTCCCCACGGTTATTCCCTAACTCAGGGTAGATTACTTTATTATTATGGGAAAAAAATATTCTACAACATTCCATCCAATTACCTTGTCACGAGTTTGGAATTTCATCTAACAAATGAGAGAAATGATGAAAATGAATTTGGATTCAGCGTTTACGATGGATTTTACAAAACAAAGGATGAAGTGCTTCGTTCTGCGGTCTTAGATATATTTGATTTCAATATGGAGCCAATCGCCAAAGAAATAAAAAAAGTGGATTGGAGTATCGAACTCACAGACCCACTTTACGAATATGATTTTTTGAAAGAAAAGGTTGAGGGATTTATTATTATATAATACCTAATTTTTTTCTGTGTCCTTGTATAATTTGAATTGCCTCAGTTAATTCATTATAATTTCTTTCTGGAGCATATAAATGAGGTTCATAATCTTTATCGTCACCTTCGATAATCATCAAAGCTGGAACCATGTCATTTTCCGTCACTTCAGAATACATATTATATTCTTTGGAATACTCATCGATGTCTCGTTCAAAGAAGTCTATGTTTTCGGTTCTCAACATTTTTTTGAATTCATCACAATGAGGACATCCTTTCATTGTGTATACTATAACGTTTAAATTTTTCATTTTAATCTAAAAGATTTAATACTTCGGGTGCAGTCATGACACCAGGTTTAGAAAACACCTCTTTACCTTCTTTAAATATTTTAATTGTTGGAACACTTCTGATTTGAAGTTCGTTTACGACATACTCTCTATCGGAATCAATATCCAACTTATAGATTGAATACTTGGGTGAACTTGTTGACTCACTAATCAGGGATTCGTTCACCTTTTCGAGATTGTATAACATTATTTTACAAGGTCCGCACCATGTTGCAAACAAATCCAATACAAAATTTTCTCCGTTGTTAATTTTTTGTTTAAGTTGTTCCGTTGTTATCTGTTCCATCTTTGAAGGGTTTTAAAAGTTGAGTTGTTAAAAAAACAAGTTCTTTAAATTGTTCAGGTTTATAATAAATAGTGAGTCCAAACTCATCTTCTCCATTTACGTTTATTGTATTAACTTGAAGATAGAACTTTTGAGCTGTTTCGTAAATGACTTCCTCCCATTTAGCTTTGCCTCGGTTGGAAACTACTCCTCTCTCATAAACTCTCTTAAGTTTTTTTTCATCCAAATACTTGATTAAATCATCTGGATATCTGTGAAAATCCAAAAGGGAAAAAATACCTTCTTTTTTTTCTAATTGATTAATAAAATCTGGTTTACCTAAAAATCCCATGTGTAATAATTGTTTGTTGTTTTTCTCTCAGTCCAAATCAAGTTTCCATCATCATCAAAATGAGAACCTGAGGAAAGTTTGATTCCGTTGTTACAAACTTTTTCTATCGAGACTGTTTCGAATTTTTTATCCTCAAAGCAAGATAAGACAACTTCATCTAATTTCAATAGAACCTTACTCCAAGATGAATCAAGTTTTTGATTGAATTTTCCTAAAGTTTGAACTCTATCCACATGTATTTTGTCTATATTTTTCAGAAAAACAATTCTATATTCAATCGTTGCTCTTTCTGTGGAATCAATTGAATTTTTTCTAAGTGAAATTATCATGGAACCCGCTTTACCAATATATCCTTTTACACAGTTGGATTGATTAAAACTTTCATGATTATATTCTTCACTAGTTTTCAATAAGACAGGAAAAAAATCATCTAAAGGTTTTTCGATTCTGTCATAAAAATACTCAGGATAAAGTCTTATGTAAGACCCTTTACGATAATGGTCCAATTTATCAGTCCAATCCAAGTGTTCTGCTTGGAATTTATTGTAATCATTACCATCAGTCGTCCACCTTGTTTCAGTCTCACCGAATTCTTTTAAGGAAGTGTAGGTTCTTACATGGTCATTAAATGTCCAATTGTTCATTGTGTCATTGAGAATCATTCCTTTAAAAACAGAATAAACTTTTTTCAATTCTTCGTTGGAAAGATAATTTTTGAAATTATCAGGTATTGATATGGATTTCCCTTGAGAACTTAGAATTTCTTTGATGATATCACCATCTTGATTTAACCAATCCTCTCCGAATAATTTCTTAGCACAAGTATAAAGTTCAACATTGAGAAAATTTACTTCATGTAGATATTTTTTAAGTTTTTTTCCTTTAAAACTCCAAACTTGCATAAATGTATCAACAATTTTCTTGTCATTTTTTTTCAAGATTTTTCTGTAATCCTTACCCCACATGAAATTCACATAAATCCAAAAATTATTTGGATACTTGAAACCCTTTTTGTCCAAATAGAATTTCATTAATTTTTCATCATTATCCAATTTATCCAAATTTAAATCTATTCTTTCGAAGAATTTATTAGCAACTTCGAAAATAACCTCAGATGAGTTGTCACAAAAATTGGAGAGATGATTTTTGATACTTGACAGTATAGAGGAAAAAGGGTTATTAGGAAAATAATTTCTTCGTATGGATTTAGTGAATTTTTTTTTCTTTTGGTAATTGTGCAAATATCCTCTATAAAAATCGCCCGTCTTTTTGTTTACGGTTAGAAATTCAACATTTTTAGAGACTTTGAACCATGGCTTCCCAACCCCTCTGGCCTTTCCACCATAGAAAAATTTCAAGGATAATTTATCATCTTTTTCTTCAATTACAATCATACTGTAATACCTGTTTACAGCATAGATGGGGTTGGCAAAATTCTTTACGAATGTTTCCTCATCGTGAAATTTGTTTTCAATTACGAATAAAGGATGTCTCAAGTCCTCTGTTTCTCCAAAAACTATATTCCTCTCATTCAAAGATGAGTGGTCTCTATATTTTTCAGAAATGAATTTTGTAAAATTTACTTTATAGATTTCAGTCATTAGTATACAAATATAATAAAAAAAGAAGGGAGAAAACTCCCTTCAAAAATTAACCACAATATGATTCAGCCAATTCCCAAAGACCGGTGTTGATTTTATTAATGGTTTGGAAGTTTTTCAATTCCTTCATTGTAACCAAACGACCTCTCTTGGATTGATATTTAGTTCCACCACGGACAAATTTTTCTTGAATCACATTAAAGACTTTCCAAACAGAATTACCGCTATCAGCATCTCTCTCGGGACGAAGTAATTCTTCAACGTTTATTGAGGTAGGAACTGAACCTTTTTCCCAACGAAGGAGGGATGCCTTATTCATCATATCAATTGTTCTTTCTTCGTTGAGTTCTGTCGTTTCCATACGACCTACAGCTCTTTGGATAAGTGGGAGACGGTCAGCGAACTCATCAGTGATTTGACGAACAACCCCCATGTCAACACGCATATGTTTAACAGAAATACTGTCAGCAACTGATGTTGGAACAGTAAGACCATTTGAGCAAACCAAACGGAAAAGACCGGCGCTCACTGAAAAGGTGCTCATGCCATTGTGTGAATTTCGAATCACTGCCTCAACCAATGAATCTCCGACTTGAGGTAATTCTCCATTTCTTAAACGTAGTTCGTGACTCGAAAAACGACCTTGACCTATTTGTTTTGCGGAATAGAGTCTCCAACCTTCACGGTCAAAATTTTCCAAAATTTCCATGGTTGGAACGAAGGTATACTTCTCAGACATTTTAGGGTCTGCACTTGTAGAGAAAACGGCGGGAACTGTGTTACGAATAGAATCGAGTGTAATCATGTTTATTAATTTAGATTACAAAGATACAGTATTAATTTGAATTACAAAAATTAATTTAAACAAACTAGACCAAATTTAGTCTTGAAGAAAGGTGCAAATAATTCTTTAGTTTCGATTGGTTTCTGATTAAGCTCTCTACACACGTCAATGAGTTGTTTCTGAGTTAAACTAACCTCTTTACCATTTTCGATATTATCAAAGGCTACCTCACGAATCTTTACATAAAATTCTTCTTCCTTGTCTTTTGGAATAAGATTAAATAAGTCTTTTGGATTTTCCTTGAAAAACTTGACGATGTTATTCATATATATGTCAACATCTACGCTCATAGTGAAATGATTATTCCTCACCTTCCAAATCCCACATATTGTTACCCATGTCACTACCTTTTCTTTTGATACATTCAGGAACTTGACAATTGTCACTTCCTTTCAGATTAATAAAGAAAAGACTCGGCATGTTACACACACATTCAGGGATAGAAGTAAGTTGTTTGTTATTAATAAGTGCTAAGAACTTCAACTTTGGTAATTCACAAATTGAATCGGGCACAGTTTCAACACAATTATCAAGTAATATCATTCTCAAGTCTTTGAATCTAGAAATCGATTCAGGAATGTTAATAATAATATTATTTTTGTCTCTATTTTGGATTTGAAATTCAGTCAAGGTAGATGGTAAGTTATCTATCAAATCGTCTAAACCATAAAGGGCAATGAATTTTCCAATTGCACCATGAGAAAAACTATCAATAACAAGTTTTTCACCTCCAACAGTCAAACCTTTTGCAAATTCTGGTTTGAATAACGGTTTCAATTCAGACATTCTTCCATTGAGTAGCCCAACTAAATCTTGTTGACGGTCATCCTTGTCCATAAATTGATTGGATGGGAAATGGAATTGAAATCTTTCAACAGGTAAACCTGTTTCAGAGGCTTTGTTAGGGTCATTTGGATTGAACACAACATATAATGGACCGTCCTTAATATATCTATCAAACCAAGACAATCCAGGTGCAGAAGTGCACCATCTAGTCTCTCTATTATTTCCACCGTAAAAACATGCGGCTTCTTTTCCTGATAAACCCTTGTCTTCAATCTTAATCACTCTCCAATCTTCACCGTCATACATGAGTTCAGCACCAGGGTGAACTTCGGCAGTTTTTCTTTCTGCTTTAGTTGTTGTTGCCATCGTAAGGTCGAAGTCTTTAACTTCGTCATACAATTGGTCAGGAGTCAACTTCATTATATCCCTTTTTTCCAAAGGAATACGTTTGTAAAATCTTCCGAATTTCTTCAAATCATCTGTAACCTTATACAGGTCTTCCAAGAATGTTTCCTTTACTTGAGCAAGTTCTCTTTCATAACCCGTATCACCAGGTTGTCTTTCAGTCTTAACGTTCAAGAAACTTTTGATGAGCCAGTTAACATACTTACCTGCCTTTATTTTTTCAAGTTCTTTGGAGTCTGCACTCTCAGGGTCAACGTTATTTAATTTAGTGGTAGGGTCTGCCTGCACCAATTTTAAAAATTCAGCCACGGTCATCTTGGGCTTTTGTTTTTTTCCCTTCTTGTCTTCAGTAGGTTTTGTTAAAGCATTTCTCAAAATCTCAAATCTTGATTGCTCCAACAAAATATCTTTAAGTAATGATGTAAATTTCATCTACCACGAATTTATTAATAAATATATTGATTACACAAAAATAACTAATAATTCAATATCAAGAGCTCTTCACCCATATTTTGTTTCGTCCCTTTTTTCGCAGCAGCTGCTTTAGCAAACTTCTTCTTTTCCCATCTGAATCTATCTGTTGAATACCATTGACTTAAAAGGTCAAAATCGTAGTAAGATAAACTAAACTTACTTTGGACTGAATTCAACACATTTGCCAATCTTTCGTGGTCTGCTCTGTCGAAATCATGGTTGGAATAGTAATTTTCAGTTTTCCAATATGGTGGGTCCAAGTAAATATAAGTTGACGGGGAGTCGTATTTCTCTATAACCTTTTGGAAATCCATATTTTCAACATGAGTAATCTTATTAAAGTGTTCGACCCATTTTGGATTAGATAGTTTGTCTCTGAAAGACAAATATTTTGAACGATACTTTCCCTTCAAATCTATAAAGTTAGAAGTTTCAGGTTTACTTCCACTGAACACTTGAGTGACAATGTAAACGTATTTTGCAGCAACTTCGTAGTCAGGGTAATTTATAGTAAATCCCGATGAAAATAATTCAGTTTGATACTCTCTGAATCTATCCTTGTAACTTATGTCTGTAACTAATTTACCAAACTCTTGAACCGGTATGGTGTCCAAAACTCTTTGGAGTTCAGCAGGATTCTGAACACATTGAAATAGATTGTAGTTTAGTGGGTTGAAGTCATTGTAGACCACTCGTTTGAGGTTTGTGAATTTTTCTAAATTCATGTTGAAATAACACCAAAACATTCCCCCGAATGTTTCGACATATGTTTCCATATCCTCAGGATAGTATTCGACTATCCATTTTCCAATTTTTGATTTTCCTCCGATATAACTTAACATATAAGAAATATAATAAAAAAAATCAAAAAAGCAAATTTAGTTATAACAATTTTTGTAAGGTCTACATGAAGCTTTCTGAGTAAATCCCATATCTGAGCATGATGTAGATTTACAATATGATTTACTATATTTCCTTGGTTTCTTAAATTTCTTTTGTTCTTTCTCGTCCAAATATTGGTAAAGAACTCTTTTAATAATTTGTTCCAAAATCATAATTATAAATATGGCATGTAGTAGTTGTAAATCAAATCGTCCAATAAATAGAGTTAAATGGGGCGTGTTAATTTTAGGAAGTTATATTGTTTTCTCATCTGTTTACGGAACAATCGAAATATTCAAAATTATAATAGAATTTTTTAAATAGGTCTCTCGAATTTCAAATTGAGTTTAACATAAAAATCACCACCTTTATATCCTTTTCCTCTTAATCTTAAAGGTTTAGATGTGTCTATTATTTTTGGTGCTTGTAAATTTAAATCACCATCTGGATGTGGAATTAAAAATTTATCATTTTGTATTTGTTCCAAATTCAGTGTCAAATTATAAACCAAATCTGAATTAATCTTTTCAAACCCATCTTTCGGGACCATTTCCACTTGAATTACCAAATCCCCCATACCTCCGTTTTTGAAATCACCCAAGTTTGGTAGTTTGAGAAACTGTCCACTATCAATACCTTGTGGGACTTTGACCCTAATGCTATGAATGGTCTGACTTGTTCCTTTTCCACCACACAAATAACACCTTTCAACTAAAATGGTTCCTTGACCATTGCAGTTCCCGCAAATTGTCCTTATTTGTTGAACCATGAATCCTGTCCCAAATGTTTTGATAAAGAAACCTTGACCACCGCAAGACCCACAGGTTTGATGCTGGCCCCCGTTACCTTGACAAGAATTACACGGAATATCTCTACTATATTGAATTTCCTTTTCCCCACCCAAATAGGATTCAATTGGTGAAACTTGAAGTCTCACAACTTTGTCTGGTGCATGCCTCGGTCTTTGTCCTTGGAAATGAGGATTGCGACCAAACATGTTATCAAAGAAACTCTCAAAATTGGTTCCTTGATATGGGTTGGACTTTTGATTATTATACTGAGCTCTTTTTTCTCTGTCTCCCAAAACTTCGTAAGCTTCGTTTATCTCTTTAAATTTTTCAGCACCATCGGGATTGATGTCAGGATGAAATCTTTTTGAGAGGTTTCTGTAACTCTTTTTGATTTCATCTTCTGAGGCATTCTCTTCAACTTCTAGAATTTTGTAGTAATTTTTCATATATGGCTAATTACCTCGTGGTATTATTCAAGGATAAAAAAAAGAAAAGAATAATAAATAAGTTTATCACCCCTTCCAAGGCTAAGGATTTTTTCAACAAAAAAATGAAAGAATCCAGTGACGTAATTTTTGATGTAAAATATGAATCAGGAAAGGAAGTCGACTATGAAATGGGTATAATACATATGAGTTCAAAACAAGAAGTGCCAATCTATCTAACCGACGATTTGGGTAGAAATTTGAGAGTAAAACTTGATGAACCTGGTATGACATTGATTTTAATATCTCCATACAAAAAGGAGGAAAAGGTTTTCGACATTCAAACGAAAAAGAAGATAGAAGTCCAAAGGTTGATAAAAACTTATTTGAAGGGCGAAGGTGTAAAAATGATATCAATGTTGAATAATAAGGTTATCATTCAAGATGAGGAAAAAGTCTTTTTGTTCACTTTGAAAAATGAATCAGAAGCATCACGTTTTATTGATTGTCTATCAAATTACTTTTGGAAAATCAAAAGGGGTGATTGTCTGTTTGTTAAGGACTTTTCTAAACCACAGAAAAAATACTTATATCAATTGTTGGAAAATAAAGGATTTGATAAGTCCATCTTATACAGAAGATTTACTTCTCTTCCTCATCAAGAATAAAGTGAAATTCAGTTCCTGAGATGTCTATTGAAAATTGTTTGTGATGTCTTTCAATCTCTCTGAAATGATTAATGACTTTGGTATATTCTTCCTTTTTCAGCTCGAATATCATTGTTGCTTTTCCGACAAAAACGTTTTGACAAGCGTCGGCAATCAAAGCTAACTTTTCTAATTCCCCAAAATCAGTATTTTTATTTTCTGCCATAAGGTTAGTTTTTTTGGTTTGGGAAATATGTCTTCTTTATTCAACTTTTTTATTTGACGTATGAAGCTTTCTTTTTCCCTTTCCAATTCTTTTTTATCCTTCGCTTTCTCGCTGTTCAGCCATTGTAATATCTTCTCCTGTCTCTGACTCATCGTTAATTTCTAATTCAGTTTGTTCTAATTCGAAATCGAAATATAATGTTTTAAGTTTATCTAAATCAGTCTTTTCGAAAGTTTCTTTCAACTGTTCTATTGTATGTTTGAAAAGTTTTTCTTTGATTTCTTTTTCTTTATTCAATTTAATTATTTTTGAAATCTTAGACAAGGTAGAAGAGGTGTTGGCCTCATCCAAGGGTGTAACGAACGAAATCCCTTTTTTATTGGAATCCTCTGTTTCGAAAGAAACTACTTGTCCTTCCTCAACCATACTCTTTGGAATTACCCATTTAGAAGGAAACTCTATGTCGAAACTCAAATAGGTTTTGAGCTTCCTGATTGAACGTATGTATTCAATGAACGGGGCTATTTCTTTGTAAAAACTCATTTCGTAATAAGATATGTTATTATGTAACTCAACGATAAACCTAAGAAGATAAGTTCCCTGTTACTATAAACCATTGGTTTTGGTTCTTTTTGTAACAGGGCGCTTAAAAATTTTGTGACATTTTTTAATGTTACTAATATTGTGAAAACAAATATAAAAATATATATCGTTTCAATATTATGCATTATCCTCTGTCTTTTTGTGTTCAAGAATTTCACCTCTGAGTTTCTGTAAAAGAGCTTTCAATTCTTGTGCAGATTTTCTTGCTCTTGTTCCCGCACTCTTATTTCCTTTGAAAAACTTTGTTGTGTCAACTGAAAGTAGTTCGGTCAATTCTTTGATTTTTTCTAATGTTTCCATTTTTCTATGGTTATAGTTGTTTATTAATAGTTATAATATTAACTTTTTTACGTCTGGTGTAAATAGAATCAAGATTTTTTTCAAATCATATTTTTTTCCATTAACTTATATAGCTCGGTCAGTATGTCCAAGTCAGACTTACTAAAATCTTTTTCGACATCAAAAACATCATTGAGGAATTTGGGTATTGACATTTTTACGTTATCTTGTTGTTGATTATAAAAACTGTCTGAAAAAAATTCTTTGAAATACTCTTTGTGGTCCCCTTCTCTGTTTATTTTAATATTTTCCGCTAGAAAATTCTCTAATAATTTATTCCAACACCACTCGAAATGTTTTTCTTTATCTTCTTGCGAAAGGTAAATCTTAGTTTCACCCTCGGTGTCTCCCATATAAGTGTTGATAATAATATGGTTTAAACTTTTGAATAGGTCACCATATAGCTCAATCTTTTCATAACTCATGTTATGAGTATTGAACCAAATCAAAACTTCATCTTTAGGTATTGTCTTGGACATCCAATTAAAAAAATTCTCCATAGAGTTCATCTATGGAGAATATAATAAATTAAATTTCAATGTGAATTTTTACTGAGTCTTTCTGTCGTAACTAATAAGATTTTTCATCTTTTCCATTTCTTCAGAAATTATTTTTGATTTCTTGTCCTCAGTTGATTCTAATTGGTTGAATATTTTTGCAGATTTTTCAGTTGATGATTTTATTTTTTTGAGACTTCCAGTTGACTTGGTCTCACCTGCAACGTCTACAGGTTGAGGTTGTCTTTTATAAGATGCGTTTTGTTGTTCTGCACCGTATAGGTTGTCCTTATAATTTTTCATGAACTTTTCACCTACCTCACTCGGGACCACGTTACCTAACGCTTTACCATCTTTGTCCTTGACAGCATTACCTGTTTTTGAATTTCCTTTCAAATACATTTCGATTTTTTCATCTTCAGGTTTGATTTCATCATAAACAAGATTTGTCATACCAGGGTATGCGAATGCATCAATATATTCATCGACTGCTTCAGACGGATGATACTTTTTTGTTTTTTCTTTCATACCTGAAAGGTCATAATTACTCTCTGGAAACGCCTCAGGGTTTTCACTAAATTCACCATTCGAACCTGATTTGAGATAATCCTTCATTTTTTTCACAACACTCTTAGCATAATCTTCATTTTCTTTTTTCGACGCGTTAAGAGCTTTCATTGTTTTTTTCAAACCTTCGGGTTCTTTCTTTGAGATGTTTGATTTTTCCTTTTTTTCTTTTTGCTCGATGACAATATTTTCAATCAAATCTATAAGTTCATTTTCAGTGAAAACGATTTTATTTTCATTTTCCTTTATTCCTTTGAGGGTCAGAACTAAATTAACTTGTTTCAAAGTTTTTAAGTCCGAAGAAGACAATTTTTTATCCCCTTCAGCTTTCTTCATTAATTCTTTTTTCAATGATTTCAATTTTGATTGAGGAATTTTCTCATCATCTGGGACATTCAATTTCTTGTGAAGTGCACCTTTTTTAATATCAGTTTTTTGAATCCATTTTTTTTCAGATTCTTTAGTTTCTTTTTTGTGATTACATTTACAATTCATCATACCACACTTCGCACACTTCTTACCTTTAGATTCTTTAACATGATATTTTTTTCCATCTACTTCAAAAGAATCTCTTCCGTCTTTTTTAGCATCCGCTAAAGCCCCTGTAAAAGCATTTCCTTCTTCAGTCTCAGCTTCTTCTTCTAAACCTTTCATGATTCTAATTTTCATTGGACCATATTTGTCCTTATACATGTCGAAAAATTTCTTACCTTCTTCACCAGGTGCAAACCAATTAGTTTTTTCACCAAATTTTTGGAACATAGGTTCGAACTCATCGTATTCTTCTTCATCAAAATCGAAATCAAAATCTCCTATATGAGCTCTATCTTTTTCATCAAACCAACCATGTTCATCGCTAAATGAACCAAATATTTTGTTTTTGAGGTTAGCTTTCATTTTATTGTCTTCCAATCCTTTACCAACGTAAGTTGGTTCATTCTGAGACAATGTTTAACCTTGCTCTCGATTTCCTCATTGAGGATTTTAGAAATAAGATTGTCAATATGTTTTTGAAACTTGTCCATTATGTGTGTTTTTAATATAAATATCTTTATTTTGGTCTTTTATTAATTTTCTCAAACTCGTGCTCCAATATTGTGATAATAACATTTTCACTGATTTTGAATTTTTTGGAAATTGATTTTATTGCTTCTTTTACAGACTCATTTTTCGTAATTTTCAAAGCATTTATGTCACCCTGATTACAATATGGGAATTTCGTGCATTTCTTTTTTACTTTTACAAATGAACCACCAGGGACTTGGGTTTTCCTACTTGGCCCCCAATCTTTTTTCTTTGTGGATTTAGCCCACATTGCAGGTGTTTCATAACCACCAACTGAACCCGAACCTGTCGCTTCTTTTGTTTCAGCCTTTTCAATACCATTGAGGCCCATTGCATTTACTGCAATACCCTCTTTAAGTTTTGGAGTTTCAGCAAAACTCTTTCTTAGAAAATCACTGTCTTTAAATGCAATAGGACCCGCAAATGCCCCTGATGAACCTGACCCTGTCGCCTCCTTATTTTCAATTTTTTTTCCCAACCCACACTTTTGAAAAAAGTCATCGTAATCAAACTTTACACCTTCTTTCTTAAATTTTTGAACCATGTTTTTAGCAACCTTCATCTTATTTCCTTTATCATTAATTTGATTCAGAATTTCAATGATTCCGTCCACCATATCTTTATCATTACCTTTCAACTCCTTATCTACTTTTTCATTCGTTTTCTCTTTGCCAGGTCTACCCCACTTTCTTTTCTTGATGTAAGGGTCATCTTTCGTTACATTGGGTAAACCGAAGTTAAACTCCTTATATCCTTGTTTGTATTTCGCTCTCTTCTTAAAATCGATATAGTCTTTATCGGCTTGTAAATCTGTCGCAAATTGTCTTTTTGCGGTAACTTTATCGTCCTCCTTAGTTTCTATTTTACTCAACTTAGAATAATATTTTGGGTCTTCATATAAGTGGTCCATAGCGATTTCTTTGGCCATGTTCTTATCCTTGGTGTGTTCAGTCTCAATTTTGACTCCTTTAAGAAATTCATGTGTAAGTTTTTTGACATCAACCTTGTGTTTGTGAGCAATGTCACCCAAACTCATTTTATCTGCCTTACCACCCTCTAGTTTCTCTTCTTTAAATGATTGTTTCAATCTAGTTGCATCTTTCATAGTTGAGGAATTCAACTTTACATTTGGTTGTGTTGTGAAAGCCTTGTCTATGGCTTTTTTGAATTGTTCTGCAGCATTAAATCCCATGTTAAGCGTTTTTCAATCTAGGTTCCCAATAACCTCTGTTGGTCCACATGAACTGGTAAAATTCACGGAACATCCTAAGAGTTATATCTTTTATATCACCTTCGAGTTTTCCTTTTTTGATTTCTTTTCTTATTGTATCAAGAAGTTTATCCTCGAATTGTTTGACAGTATTATTCTGCATAAAGTTTCTAACCTCCTTGCGGACTAATGTTTCAATTTCTTTTATTTCTGAATTTGTAAATGCCATTATTTGGTTATTAAAAAGAACGTTAATACAGCAATCAGACCTGTGCCAAGGATAGAATTGAATTTACTTTTTACTTTCTCTTTCTTCAAATCAAATTCTAATTTTTTTGAATATCTTTCCATGATATCAAACTTTTGTTTCTCAGAATCAATTATTGTGAGATAATTCGTTTCTTTTGCTCTAAGAATTGTAATAACGCTGTCCTTGAGTCCTACTTTTTTCTCGGTTTCAATAAGTTGGAATTCAGTGAGTTTCAATTGTGCCTTTGCAGAATCTCCACTTATTAAGTCTTTCATTATTTGCTTAACCACAGGTAAGGGAAAACACTTTTCAGTCTTACTTGTATCTATCTGTGAAAAAGCTATCGACTTCACGAGAAGTAAGCTTATCAATATTGCTAATTTTTTCATGATAAATTTCTTTGACAATTGTTTTTTGATTTTTTATTTTGCCGATAGTTTGGTCTACTTTTTCAATTTCATTGTTGAAATCAGAAATCTTGTTTTCCAATTTCAAATTATCTTCGTGAAGTTGCTTAATAACAACATTGAGTGAATCAAGTTGTTGTTTTTGGTCGGCAGCCATTTGGACCCTTGGTGTCAGGAAAAATATTAAATAATAAAGGATGAACAATCCGAAAATAACTTTAAGGATTGTTATGTAATGTTTCTTTAAGAAATTTAGAATTTTACTAATCATATTAAATTGGTGATTCTTTTGTTTTCTTTCTACTCGCCAAAACTTTACCCCATTTGGATTTGAATTTTTGGTAGAATTGTTGAAGTTTATTAATTAAATCCAGAAATTCTTGGTCAACCTTAACCATTTGTCCATTGATATAAATTCCACTATCTTCCCCAATTGTGAAGATAAATTCCAAGTCTTCATCAATTAATTTCCCAGACCATTCAACATTATTTTGATAAACATTCAAGACATTGAAATCTACAAGGTCAGAAACCTCTTCTACGAATTCATCCATGGTTTCTTGGAATGCAACTTTATCGTCTGTTGTAATATCCAATTCACTTCTGTCCTTACCATGAAGGGCTAAGATTCCACCTGAAATTCTATATTTCTGAGTTTTGTCTTCAGGTGTTGGTTTTTCACCTTTCTCTTCATCAGAAACCGCAGTATCATATTGATTGTCTCTTTCAATCCTTTTTTCAAGGTCTTTGGCGACATTGATTTGTGTCTCTTGTTCGAATATCAGTCTCGATTTTTTCAAAAGAGATTTGATTTCATCGTATCTTTCTTCGTTAAGCATATTGTTCATTTTCAAAATATTTTTGTAAGGTCTCGAATTGAAATGAAGGATTTAGGTCCGTATACATTGTGTCGATATTACTCCTTGAAATTATTCCCTCCCAATCAGTAATCCCATCGATTTTTGTGTTATGACCTATTGACCTCAGTTTTATGTTAAGCGACTCTCCTAGCATTTTACACAGTTCAGCTGTTGATTCCATTTGAATGTCAGTGTAAGGTTGCCAAAAAAAGTAGTCTCTCCATTTTTTTTCATAAACCTTGTCATTATAAATACTTCCAATCCAGTTAATATAATGATTGGTTAATGGTTTCTTTTCCAACCATCCAAGGTTCTCAAGACATATTATGACTGAGTTCTTATTGATTTGTTCCTTAGGAAATATGTTCGAATGACCTAACTCTGGTAGAAGTTGTAAAACCTCACCCTTTCTTGTTACAACGTAGTTTGGGATTTTATCATATTGTCCATTATATCTAAATTTAAGGGAGACCAGGAATTCCCCGACCTCCCTTGAAGTATGACATAATATTATTTGATTTTTTTTCTTTTGTTTCCCAATCGGTTTGAAGTTTCCGTATTTTTGGATTTTAAGCATCTCTTCTCAAATAACTCAATACCTTTTTATTATTAGTTTCTTTAACTGAGGGTGTTTCATCATAAACAATTGGTTCTTGTAGGTTTCCAAACTTTTGTTCATTTAGTTTCCTCAGTTCTTCTTCAAGTTTTTTTAATTCATCTTCAGTTGGAGTGAATTTTTCTTTTTCGATTTCGGCCTCTTTCAGTCCAGCTTGTTTACTCAATTCTTCTATATCCAAGTCGAAATTATTGACCGGTAGTTTTCTTTTTTCTTCCTCTTCGAATTTCACAAGCATGTGTAGGAACGATAAGGATATCAATGGTAACATACCACCTGCGAACAAAGCCAAGAATCTTTTGTGTCCAACGAGGTCACCAGATTCTACACCTAAAAATGAAACGATGGGGTCAACCATATCAACCCAATCTTTGAAAGATTCGCTGTTTATATCAATATATTGATATGCAAAAAATATGTTTCCAATGAATTGTATCAACGTAACAATGATGAATGGGAAATATACTTTTTTACCCATTTGAGCCGCAATTGCGGCTAACGCTGATAAAGCAGCGATTTCAATCCCTATTGAAAGATATATCGACCAACTCAATGGATTAGAAATACCATACCAAGTTGTTACGTGAGAAATGGAAACAATAGCAACCGTAATAATCGGAACCAAGAAGGCAACGTATATTAGGGTTTTAAAGTTTTTTTGTATCCAGTTCATTATTTTTTATTTAATTTTTTTATTTCTTCTTCGATTTCAGTTTGTCTTCTTACATCAAGAAGTTTTCTATCTGTCGCTTGAATCATTCTTTTTTCAGCCTCAAGACCTGAAATCTTAAGTTCCTTATTCAACTCGGTTTTAGTATAAGTTGAATCTTTTATTGCTCTTATTTCTGATTTAATCCTACTTAAATCTCTTGAATCTCCACATCCCTTAAAAAAGGTTAATACCGCAATTACCAATACGATAACTGTGAAATTGTTTTGAATAAATTTTTTCATAATTTTATAATTTTAATACAACTTAGATTTATAATTTTAATATCATAAAAATATAAAAGGTGTATCTAATAAATACACCCTTTACCTTTAATTACATGTAGTCGAACAAACTACCCGTTTCATTCCTAAGTTTTCTGAGGGCTTTTTCTTTGATTTGTCTAACCCTTTCCTTAGTTAAATCAAAGTCATTACCAATATCTTCTAATGTTCTTGTTGAGCCAGATAACCCGAAATAATCTTGGATGATTACCTTTTCTCTTTCATCGAGAACATCGAGAAGTGAAAGTAATTTATCTTTAAGTGTTTGCTCTGAAGAAAGTCCTGAGTCCGCACTTTCAGCATTTGGATTTGGAACAACATCCAAAAGCGTATCTCCCTCTTCGTTAAGTGGGCTATCCAAGTTCACAATAGATGGTAGGTTGAGAAACTTCTCAGGAAGTTCAGTCCCCACCTTGTCAAGTTCTTTTTTCGCCTTATGTAGTTCTTGAACCACATTTACTGGTAGTCGAATTGTTCTAGCATTTTCATTCAAGGATTGAAGTATGGATTGTCTAATCCACCACACAGCGTATGATATGAATCTAAGATTTTTTGACCAATCAAAATTCTCAATCGCTTTCATAAGACCATAATTACCTTCAGCGATAAGGTCAGGTAAATCTAACCCTTGGTTTTGATATTGTTTGGAAACAGTAATCACAAACCTTAAGTTACCCTCGAGAATTTCTTTTTTTATTTCTTCCTTCTCTTGGATTGAGATTCTACCTGATAACATTTTTCTAGAAAGTTCTCTTTCTCTCTCTACCGTCATTACCTTAAGTTTTCTTACTTCTTTAAGGTAGGCGTTAATTTCTTCCTGATTAATTGGGATTACACTTTTTTCCTTCATAGATTAATTTTTACTATAACTCTTTAATATATCTTTTTCGAACTCTGTAAGATTTTCAAACCCTTTGTCAATCATCTTGTCCAAAATTTGGTCTAAGGATGGTTTAGGAAACAGGTTATTCTTTTCACCCAAAAGTAATGCCACAAAATCGTCATCTTCCTCTTCGTCCATGAAATCTAAATTCCTTTTAATTCTATTAAGGTCGATATTCATCTCAACGTCATCACTTGAATTTTCTAAGTCTAAAAGATGACTTTCTATTTCTTTCGGCATAGACAATGTCATATTGTCATGTAATTCTGTCAGAATAAATGCTTCGGTTATACCATAGAGAATTCCACGGATGTATTCAAATATTTCACTTTTTTCAACCTCAGAGGCAAAATGGAATATCAAAATACCGTTTGTGTGTTGGAATTTCATGTGAGGTGAGTCAACAATAGGGGTTAATGATAGTGCTAACTCTTGACACATCTTCTCGTTTTCGAATTTACCAATTACTGATAAAATGTATTTTTTCATAAAGCAAATATAGGTTAAACTCTCTTGGATAATCCAACTATTTGATAAAAATCTTTTTTTCCTTCACAATACTCTTTTACCAAAGTAAGTAGCCCGCGAAACATAAAAGCATCATCTGATTGTTTTTCACACTTTGAAAAAAGTTCAACAAATGCTGTAATTGTTTCAACTGTATAATACCCATGACCCCTAAGTTGAGAGTGTTTATTACCCATAACTTGTGGGTGTTTCAAATCGTATGTATTTCTTTCTTGAATAGATGAGAACTTTTCGGACTCATCGTAGATTTTTATGAGGTCATTAACAAAACTATATAGATAGTTCATTTTGAAAACTGAACTATGAGACCCTTTAACCAATAAGTCAACTATCCAATGTGTGTGAGATGGGGTTCTCAACCTTTTTCCCTCTTCTTTATACTTAACCACAAAATCAAGCTCGGGGTTTTGACCTCGTTCGCCTTGATAAATAGCAACTTCTGTAACTAAGTCAGTTTTCCAAACTTTGATTGGGTGATGTTCAACCCCTATTTTCTTGAATGTTAAATGTTTCATAGATATACTCTTCCTTTTTTTCCTGAATGTTGTTCATACCATTTACCTTCATTATCCAACCATACGTAAGGGTCTGAAGGGTCTTCGGACCACCCATATTTTTGATAAAATTCAGGTTCTTTTTTCAAAAGATTGGCACGGTGAGATGAATGAAATCTTTCGTTTCCAATGAATGGTGGTATAATAACATCATTCTCAATGTATTGTTCAAAACTCATCGTATTCTTGAATCCTCGACAAATCCATTCTGCAATTGAATAATTCATATACAATTTCAACGCAGGGACATAGTCTCTCCACATAACCGTGCAAGGATGGTTTAACCAACCTTTGTATGGTGTTCCATCTAACTTAGGCCTACGGGTGATTGCTGATATTATTTGATAAGTTTCAACTCTTTGTTTACCGAGACGTTTGTTGTCGAGGGATTTAAGAGATTTTCTCATATCGGAATATGGTAAGAAAATTTGCATGCTGCAATGATACTGAATATTTTTACAATTACAAAATTTGGTCCAACTTAATAATAAGTTCATTTTTGGGTATACTTCTTGGACCTGTAGTATCACCTGAACTAAATTGAATTTGTGATATTAAACGTTGAGCTGTTTGAGGGTCTTCGACTCTAAGAAAATAATGTGAAGTAATTGATACATCTGTATCAGTGAAAACATCTCCAGCATTGATACCAACTCTTCTGATTGCTAAATTCGCATGTTGTTTTGTGGTGAAAGTAAATTTTGTGGGAGAAAGTTTTATTTCTTTCTCTCTAAGAACTTCGGTTTTTTTCAAGATAACCCAAACACATGGGACCATGAAATCTTTTCCTTCGAACGTAAAAATATCCTCAGTTAAATCCTGAATTAATGAAACCTCAAAGTTGAGAGGAATCTTGTCAATCATTGACCTTTTTTTGAAACCTTTGGGTAATATGAATGCGATTGTGTCTGCGTGAAGACAACACTTTTTTATAAATTTTAATGCAAGACTTGAATTTCTCCCAAATGGAGGATTACCAAAGAAAAGCACTTTACGATTCCCCAAGAAACTTAAATCCTTAGTCAAAAAATTACATTGTTCTATATCATCAGACTTAGGTTCAATGTCGTAGGCTATTTTGTCTTGGTGTTCCGCCAAATGAAAAAAAACACCCTCTCCTGCCGATGGCTCTATGATTGTATCATAATCAGTTAGATTCAGAGTCTCTAAACACCTTCGAGCGACCTCAGATTTTGTATAAAATTGGTCTAAACCATACTTACTTTTTGACATAATCTAAAAAAGTTTCCAAGTTTTTGTAAGAAACCGCAGATTGTATTCTACGTTGGGTTTTATGGTCTCTTTTGAATCTAGGTTGAACGATTCTTTCTTCACCCCACTTTTCTTTCCACTCTTTTACTTCAGACTTCCAAGTGGTATCGTAGTCATAACTATTGGAAACAACATTTTTAATCCAATGTTTAAGTTCTTCGAAGTGTTCCCAAGTGAATAACTCTTTCCATTTTTCAACGTCTACTAATATAACTTTTTCTTCAACAATGTTTGATTTTTTACCTTTCCAAACACCATACATTAAATAGAAGTCTTTATCTCTCGATACATTATTGAATATATCGGCCAAGGGAATTTCCGAATTTTGTTTGAAGGTTTTAACTACACATGGGGTTCCATCTTGACGATAGGCATCCCAAATACCCGTGTAGTTATCATCTGAAGATAGGTTATATCTTTCACAGAGTTGTCTTTGGTAATCAAAACCGTGACCTTGTCTTTCCATATCGCAAATGTATGGCTTTTATTGAGAAACTTTAGAAATATTTTCCGTTTTTGAAATTCTAACCACATTATTAGCCCAATTGTTTACCAAAGGATTGTGCGTGATAACAAAAATCTTCTCGAAGTATTCTCTCATCTTAGAAAAAAACTCCCCTACCATTTCTAAGTTTTCGTTTGAAATCTTACCAAAAACTTCGTCCCATACAATAATGTTTGGTTTTGGTAATGAACACACTTTTGACAACACGGCTCTTAGTGCCATAGCAGCTATCGTTCTTTCATAACCAGACCCTGATGTCATTGGTTTTTCGATTCCAGTTGAATTATCAATCATCATGAATTCTACCTCATTTTTATCGTTAATTCTTATTTCAAGATTGAAATAACAAGAATCCATGAGGAGTCTTTGAAGTTCTTGATTGATTAACGGCATCATCGTCTTCATTATAATTTTCGAGATACCATTTTTACCAAATACCTCCAAATATATCTTATATATTTTTTCCCTTTCAAACTCCTCGGTAATTGTTTGAATCATTTCGAGATTCTTATCGATTTGTTGTTTGAGGTTTTTTATTTGAAGTTGGTTAGATGTTATAGTTCTTTCGTAATCTCTCTTCTCATTAATTAAATCGTCTATCCTCATTCCCGCCTTCACTAACTGAGCATCAATATCATTGTTCTTTTTAATCTTATCTTGAACTTCTTCATATCTTGTCAGTTTGTCTTGAGCTTGCTCGAGTTTAAGTTTCGTAGACTCCAAAGACAATTCATACTTTTCTTTTATGAGTTTGTTTCTTTCATACTCATCAAAGTCTTTTTTCAGTTGGGTGAAAGACTGTTCTTTTTTTTCTAAATCTCCGATTTCTTTTCTGAATTCCCTGACAAGTTTTTTATATCCTTCTAACTGTTCTATTTTTTTCTTTGTTAGGGATGCCTCCATTAATTTGATTCCGCAGTGCTCGCACTGGATTCCATCCCCATACTTTTCTATCAATTCTTGTATTTCTTCAACTTTATTTTCTGCTAACACCAACTCACCATTTCTCGATTTGATTACATCTTTCACCGCGTCGTGTTGGTCTTCATGATAGAACTCTTTGGGCTCAATAATCTTAACTTCGTTTATTTGAGTTTGAATCGACTTAGATGAATTTTTGAAGTTTTCTATTTCTGTCTTGAGAGTATTTGGATTTAGTCTAACAAGTTCTTGGTCTATGTCGTTATGCTTGGATTTAAGAAGATTTTCTTTATAATCTTGACCCTTTTGAAGCCTGTTATCAACATCTTTCATTTTTTCCTGAGAATCGATAATTTGACTGTCGAGAACTTTTATTTCTTCATTTGACTCTGAATTGTTTTGCTTCAAAGTTTCAGTATTATATACATTGGACAACATACCTTTAGAAAAGTCAGAATAAATTTCTTTACCTGTTTCTTCTTTTTTCTTCAGGAATTCGAGCCCCAAAAATCTACTCAACACTTGTCCACGTGCTGTTGGCTTTGCCTCCAATAAATCCTCTAAATTCGAAGCGGTAGTCACAATGGTCATCAAAAAGTCATCGATATTACCTATCGATTTTTTGATGAAGTCCTCAGTCTCTCTCCTTTGTTCACCAGTGAAGTTTTGAAGTTGTCCATCAGCGAGTTTTTTGAAAAACTCCAATTCAGTTTTAACATTCCATTCTCCTGACTTAGCCTTTTTTCTTTCAATTTGTCTTGCAATAACATATTCCTCACCATCAATAACAATTTCACCTCTAACGGTTACTTTGTTTTTGTCAGAAAAACGGTTAAAGATTTCCTCTGCTTTCTGTGTTTTGGTTGTTGAGTTAAAGAATAAGAACAATAATAAATCTACCGTCAATACAGTTTTTCCTCCAAAGTTTGGTGGGTCAGATTCAACTACTGTGATACCATTACACTTGTCAAAATCAATTACTTGATTTTCCCCGTAAGAAAGAAAGTTACTAAACTCTATCTTTTTGATATACCATCTCTTGAAGGGGGTTACTTCGACCTCATTTATCAACATTCTATTTTCAACCGCTAAGTCGATATTCATGACTTGGTCAAAATACTGATGTTGGTTTTTAGATTCCAAGAAATTTCTGACCAACTCTCTGAGATAGTTTTGGTCCATGATATTCATGGTAACATCTATAGTTTGCTGGGTATCGTCTGTTGTTTTTACTTTGGTAATTACATTTACGTTTGTTGAGGCATACTTCTTCATGAAGTATTGCTTAACAGACTTGATTCTTTCTTGTGTAAAATTTTCAGAAGAGTCTTCCCAAATCACTTGAATGTAAGGGTTATCCAAAGCTGAAGTATCGAGTTTGTGTGACATCTCTTTGTAGTTAAATTCTGGTTTTGGATTGAACAAATCCCATTTCATTATTATTGAGGTGTTGTTGTTAGACCTGATGTTTGAGCATCTTTCTTCTTCATTTCCTCTATCTGTAGTTTCATTTGTTCCTCAAACAATTTTTGCATAACATTTTTTTGTGCATTGATTTGAGTGTTTCTTGATTGAACTCTTTTTCTGTGAGCCTTTGCTCCACCTCTTTTTTTTGACGTTCCCATTTTTTAATTGTTTTGTTGTGGTCTATTTTGTTCAAACCACTCGATTATTGAATTAATTGCCCATACAGAACCAGAAGCCAACATCCCATCAAAAAACCACGATACAAATGGTGATACTTCAAGTATAGTATGAACTGGTGAATATAAGAAAATTCCGAAGAAAAATCCAACCCAAGTTGGTGTGCACATCATACATTTCAACATATCGGATAAGAAAACCCAAAATCCATTGAATAGTGTATGCTCGCTTGCCGCCAATTTGTTTATTTTATTTCTCGGTCCGTTGAAAATGCTCCCATAAACCAAGATGTTGCTTATTCCATAAGTCATTATCATCCATAAAATTAATTGTGTCATAAAATATTATTTATAAAGATTATCATCAAGATTCGAGCCCCTCAAGAACATTGCTTTTTTATCTTCTTGGAACTTTTGAATATCTTGAATTGTTTTTTCGTATTCTTTTATTTTTTTGTCTTTTTCTATGTTGTCTTGTTTTAGTTTCTGAACTGTATTCTGTAAAGCATCCAGTTTAGGTTGTAAATCCCCTCCTGTGACTTTTTCAATCACCACTTCTTTGATGACCTCAATTGGAATTTCTTTAGTAACCTCCACTATTTTTTCCTGTATCACAACTTTGTCAACAGGGATTTCTTTTACAACTTCAACAATCTTTGGTGGTTGATTTTCCAACTGTTGTATTTTGAACAACAACTCATTTATTTGAGTATCGTCTGAAACTTTTACGATTTTTTCAATCACTTTTTCAACAGGCACCTCTTTTACTATTTCTTTGACCACAACTTTTTCAACAGGGATTTCTTTGATTACCTCGACCACATTTTCAACTACCTTTTCAATTGGAATTTCTTTTATGACCTCAACAATTTTTTCTACAATAACCTCTTTGATAACTTCGACTGGTTTTTCAATCTCCACATATTCAATTTTGACAACTTCTTTTTCAATTTCCACCGGTATCTCAACTCTCTTTACAACTTCTTTGATGACTTCTTTTTCGGTCACTTTTGGTCCAGCATTTAACAAACCATATCTTTCAATGTTGAATCCAGTTGTAAAGGATTCCTTGACAACTGAGCTTATAAGTAAATCGTTGAGATTACAATAAGAAACCAATTCTTTAAGTTCATCTTTGGAAAGATTAAGTTTAACTTCCATCTTAATAATTAACTAACTTTTCAGTTCCCTTCTCTAAATTATCAATTGAATTAATATAGAATGAAAGGAAAGGTTTAGGGTTAGGTAAATCAATGAAAGTGTATTCGTCTTTTTCGATTTCGTATACTCCGTATCCGTGTTTCCTTACTGTTTCACCAAAGTTTTGTTGTATAGTGGAACCAATCATATAAGCTTTCTTACCACCAGGTATGTCAAATATCTGCCTTTTGTGAATATCGCCACATAGAACTAAATCACACCCTTTGAATTTGTTCGAATCGAAACCATCCTCAAACTTATAACCAATATCAGTGTATAATCCTTGAACGGGTCCATGAAATAAACCTATATTAATTCTTTCTGACTTTTTTATTTCAGGTGGAATGTTATGCTCCATGAGAGAGAACACACACCAATTAATATTATCATCCTCATAAACACCTCTGTTTTTGAAATAAGAAATGTTTTCGTTTTTGAGTGAGTCTATTATCGGTGTCAATGCATCGAGACGAGTGTTGTTGTTTTCCAAAAAATCATGATTACCGATAATTACAATTGTTTTTGTTATTTCAGCACATTGAGCCAAAACCCAAGCAACAAATTCAACCAATTCAGGTGTCATTTGATTTTTGGAGTGAACCAAGTCACCTGTGAATACAATTCTATCAGGCGCAAGAGCTTTCCACTCGCTAAGTGCTTGCATCAAAATCCCACGATAAAGTTCGTGGTCTTTGAACAACCTAATATGAAGGTCAGAAAAATGGACTAATTTTTTAATCATTAATTAATGATTTTGTTTCTTCTTCAAATGGATTAAATCCTTTATTAACATGTCCACAACTATCACACTTTGTTACTGAGAAGGGAACATTTGTGTCTTCTCGGGAACCTGTCATCAGTGCAGGAACTCTTTTTAGAAGTAATACTTCACGGAAAAAAATCCCACCACAGTTCTCACACTTGACGTTGTCACATTGTCTCAAATCAATTTTTGGGGTTAAATCTTGCATACAGTTTTTATTTAAAATATAGTAAAAATTATTATTTATTCAAATATTTTTTGATGTCCATACCCATCACAGTTTCGATTACTTTTTTTGGAACTCTGAACTCTTCAAATTGTGTATCTTCTCTGAGATGTGCAATAATACAACCATAAACTTTGATATTTTCATATTTGGAACCCTTTAACATTTTCAATAAGAGTTTTCCATAAAGAGGTAATTGAACAAAATAATGTCCCAAGGCATTATTCGGTAATTCCTCGAAAGGTTCATACATTCTTTCTGTGTAATCATTTTCAAGGAAGTTTTTTGGTTTATTTGTTTTCCAATCTGTAATTAACAATCCGAAGTCATTTTTATTAACATTATGGGTTAACCATACTTTATCAGGTTGACCCGTATAACCAAGTTCAGGGTCTCCGAGAACCATCTCGGTATCTAACAATACAACTTCTCTTTGTTCCAATAAATCCAAATATCTTTTACCCGCAACTATCATTTTATCACTTTTCATGAGTTGGGTTAAATCGCATTCGAAAACAGGTTTTCTAACCTCTTTATAGGAACCATATCTCTTAATGGCTTCTTCTTCCAAAACGAAGTGCACTCTACTTCCCAAATTCGTGGAATAAGAACCAGCTGCCGCCCATTCCTCGATAAGTTGTTGTTGTTTTTCAGGGTCACCACCAGCTTTATTATACGCAGCTTCCTCGGTGGGAAATGGCTTATAAAAATGTTTCAAGACTTTCGAAACTGATGGCCAACTTGTCTTACCATCCATTGTGTATATATGTTTTTCTTCTTGGAAAGTAAGACCTAATTCGTCTTGTCTTCGGGAAATTATTTCCCTTAATTCATTGGCTACGTTACTTAATTTCATAATAGAATTCTTCGATGTTACCTTTCAAATCACAAACGTCTTTGTCTTTAGGTAATTTAACAATTTTTATTTTATTATACAAACGACCTCCATTCAGTTCGTGATACATTTTGAGACCGTCATCCCAAGCATCACCATCGACACATATTGTAATATTTCCATTTGCCCTTGTATAAAGGGTTTCGAAAATGAGTTTACTCATTTTTTTACCAAGCATCACTAACGGGTTTGGAAGAAAGAATGAGTCAAAGGCACCTTCTACGAGGTATATTTCCTTATCCCAATCAATTAGTTTTTCATTGAATATGATTTCGTCTTTAGGGACTGAAGCAGGATTTTTGTATTTCATCTTTTTATTAACCCATGCTCTACCAACAAAATAATTCAAGACACCTTCTTTGTCAAAAGACGGTATAATTACTCTATATGCAAAATCTCCTTGAACCGTATATCCAATCTTATATTTTTCAATCATTTCATCTGATATACCACGAGATTGAAGGTATTTGTAAGCTTCAATATGAGGAATGAATCTAGGATTTGAATCTTTAAATAAAGTGAACCCTTCAGGTAGTCTTAATCTGAGTCTTTTTTTATCCTCCTGTTTGAACTCTTCGGGTTTGATAAGATTGTAAACTTTCTTTTGTTGTTTTGTTGCATGTCCATCGAAAAGTTTACCCAAGGGTCCGTGTGTTCCGTGAGTTTCACCACAAGCCCAACATTTGTAAACGTGTCGGATATAGTTAATCTCAAGGTTTCCTTTACCGTCTCCTTTATCCAAACCTTTTTCATCCGCACAGACAGGGCAGTCAAAAGATATTTGCCCCTTTGATTCATAGTGCTGATTAGGTTCACCTAAAAAATCACTAAGGAGTTCAACTAAAACCTCTATTTCATCACTCATATGTCGATATCTTTAGGTGCTTCTGCCACAACGTGTTTTCTCCACCATTTTTTTACCGGATGATTTTCATCAAAATTTTTTTCTATGAAACCAGCAAAAATGAAGAAAACGACCGTTATAATAAGAAGCGTGACCCAAATGTAAAAAAATATTATCATTTCCAAATAATTTTCTTAATCAAATCATAATAGGGTATTTCAATATCGAAATACTTTAAGTAAGTTTTAACATCAAAAAAAATGTTTCGTCTTATGAATCGATTGACTTTAATTTTTGAAACTCTTCCCCCATTTGGAAAAACGTCAGTCATGACTGAAGAACTATACCAATCTTTTTTCCTATTATAGTGAACGAAAATTTGCCCTTCGAATATTATATCTACTTCTTCGAGGTGAGAGTATGAACGGTAGTTTTTGATTGTAAAAGTTCCTTTGAGTTGTGAGTTGGATATGGGTATCTTGTTACCAAATTTTTTTACAACTTTGGAAATTGACTTTGTGTGTGGTGTTCTCAACATGTGCATACCACAAAGATATGCTTTGTTCTTTAAATCACCAAATTTCTTTCATCTTCATGTAACCTAGTGCTGCACAGTAAGCGTCTGTTTGGTCGAAGTTTTCTTTTTTAAGGGTGTTGTTTTTTGTGTATAACCAAGTAATTTGTGGTTCTCTTTTCGCAATCAACTCCCATATGATAACTTTTTTATCTATGTCTTTAGGAAAACCCCCGAACAATACAAATTTACCTTTATCATTTTTCTGAACTAAGTGTGGGAATGCAAATTTTCTTGAGTTGTAAGTAGACATAAATTCAGGAACTACTCCTAAGATATCATACACTTCTTTACAAATCAAAGTGTTGAACCTCATAAGAGTTCCAACCGTATACACGTTGTTTGAATTAAGTAGTGGTTCCTCGATAATGACATTTTGGATTCCTAATCCTACATATTCAGAAAGTTTGTTCCTAAAAATGCCCGATTTGAGAATGAGTTCCTCGATTTTATTTTCACTTTTTGGTTTTGGGACCGGTGAAATATGTGTAAGTTCTAATAAATTTTTTGATTCAATATCAAACAAAGCCCATCCAATAGTTTTGGTGGACACATCCAATCCTAAAATCTTAGGGGAGTCTTTAACAATATTTTTAGCCATATTAAAAATCTAATTTCACTACGTATTGTTGAATACCTTGTCTCAATTCGGGAGACTGTAGCTTAGATATAACAATAAGGTCTTTATTGGAATCGTAAAGACCAATTTCGGTAACATATGAAGTAGTTCCACTTGTCCATGTTGGGTTAGAAGTGTTAGTGAATTGATTTCTTCCCAAATTTATCAAGTATCTCATCTCATATATTGTTGCCGAAATATCTGTTGTGAAATTACCATAGAAGTAATACTCATCACCAAAATTCAAATAATCTGTTTGATTGTTTGTTGGAATGTCTATGTAAGAGGCGAGGTTATATATATCACTGTTTGTAACTGCACTTTGATACGTTGCCAAATCTATTTGGAATGTTGTGCCTGTCAATCCTGACATTGTAATATATCCATTAACCGATGAACCAGATATTTGGTCTGTAACATCAATGTATTTCCAATCAGTTGGACTTGGTCTAGTGTCACCTGAAACCATTTGACAAAGAATCATCAATGAGTTTGCACAATATCCTGTCAGATTAATAGCCGTAGAAGAAGGTGAAGGTTGATTCAAAAATTGAAACTCTGGTCCGAATCTGACAGCAACATTTTGACTTGTGTCTGTGCAACCTGTTGAAGGTCCAACAATTTTCGAATAATAATTACAGTGTAATGAATCAGTAAATCCTGTATTGTTGAATCTATAGGTTACCCAAAGTGTTTGTGTATCAGCAGTAAGTAAACCTGTGGCGGTTGAGTTGTTCGTGAAACAAGTATTAGGTGCCAAATAAGAAAGTTTAGGTGCTGATAGAGTCCAGTTTCTATTAGCCTTATAAGACATAGCCGCTATTACCTCCTCATCGTCAATTACAATGGTCTGTGAATCAGGGAAAACCTTGCCAATTCTATTCAAATTACCATTACTATCAGGATTTGTATCCCAAAGATGATAATAACGAATACCAGGGTCGTTCATATCAATGTTTTTGGTTGATTTGATATAGTATGGTTTACATAAATCATAACCTGGTGGGTCGATAAAGAATGTTTGACCAATTGTGTTTCCTGTCGACTTATGCCACATCAAAGTAGGTATTGTAACCTTAAGGTGTCTCGCTAAACCTGTTTGATTCGAAGGGTTCTGTGGGTCATAAGGAATAGTTGAAAACTTCTCGCCATAAACATGGTCAATATCTTGATTAGTGTAGTGTATGATTGCAATTGCTTTTTGGTCTTGGGGTCTAACAACTACTTTCTCATCAAACGAATTGTAATAAAAAACTTGACTTGTATCGGTTTGACCTGAAGGCTCTTGATATCCCAAATATTCTTTAGTCCCGATGTAAGTTACTGAACCGTATTTTGTATAATCTTCATAAGCGTTACTGAAAAGACCAGCAGGACTTTCTGACCAAGGAATATTCATGTTCCAAATTAAAGTATTTTCACGGTTTGAAACATCACATGGTGATTCAAAATTAATAGTGTCAGTCTGCCAATAAGGTGCTGGTGTTATGAAATCATAAAGAACAGTCATACCTGAAGGATATATCAGAACTCTTGCATATTCTCCTGATAATGAAAAAGAACTTAAATCTGGAACACTTCTATCTAAGGTAAGTGTCCATGGAGTTGTTCCAGAGGTTCCTGTTGAAGGGCTTATGTTTTGAATTTTATATGTGAAAACAGGATAGTTACCTACAAAACCTGTAAGTCCTACTCCGAGTATTAATGTAACAAAATCACCTATTGAGGGTGTTCCTGATGATGGCTCGAGTGTAAGTGGGTTTGTATCTAATTCGATGTCTATCGTTGTTTGACCTGTGAGCGTATCTTGTGCAACCCAATAGTTAGAAGTTATTGTATATGCAGATGAAGTTTGTGCCGTCCAACTACCTTGAGTTCCTCCCGTCATGAAAAATCCTTTTTCACCAGCAGAATTATAAACTTCTTGAAATGTAGAATCCATGTAAGGTATTCCGTATGTGTTACCGATACCACCCTGAACATAGTAAGGATATTTCACATTTTCTTTGTTGGACTGAGGGGAACCTGTGTCATTTTGAGCATTGAAATCAGGCATCAAAATGTTATTATTAGTTTGATTATAGTTAGGAACGGCCTGATAATTAACTTCACTATCCCCTATTTGGAAATAAGAAATGTTGAAATTCCCTTGTGATATCTTTCTACGACCAACGTCAGTTAATCTTGTGTTAATTAGACCCGAAGTATTTTTAATTATATAAGCCATTACGAATAAATATTTGTCATCCTTTTTTTATTAATCCTGTGCACATTTACAGCTCGCGTTTGAACATTGTTTTGATGAACAAGAGATAAGAGAATTATCTACGCTGTCAATACAATAAGCAACTATTGTTGGGTCAGGTCCTGGACTTCCTGAAACGTTGTCTATCATATTACCCGAAGAATTTCCACTTGTTATTGTTACGGTTTTATAAAATACCCCATAGTTACTCGTCTCAATCTGAATCGAAAAACTAGTATCAATTGTCACAATGTTTTGCGTAGTAATTACTATGTCCACTGCGGGTTCACCCAAATTAGTAGTTGGTGTCACAATCAAACTTGTCACAGGATTACAAACAATACTTCCACCATCACTATTATAAACCATCTTGAACACATCACCTGCAACAAGATTAATCGGGTTATACATAACAACACTAACACTTTCATTTATTCCCGCAGAACAGAATCCGTTGAAAATACCCGAGCCAACTTCAACGTCATTCAGCATTGCTTTAACCTCAACATAATAATTGTCGCTTGTTGGTGTTTGGAAGTTTGCCTGCATGTATTGAACATTATTATTTGGGGATATACCACACGGATATGTGGATAGTCCTGAATCAATTGTAAGAACACCACCAGTAGGGCTATATCTGAAATTTTGGAAACAACCCACCTTATTTGGTCCTGAACAAATTAATCCTCCAACTAATTGATTCATGTTGAGATAAATGTTACCACTTTGAATAACACCTTGACATGTTACACATTCAGGTGTATCAACCTGACCTTGATAGGTGATTGAGTTGTTATTCACCTGTGTTTTTTCTGTATCACCTACCGCTGAACAACAAGTGCATCCTTTGATGACTACATCAGAAACTTGAAAAGAAATTGTCTGTTGTAGATTAGTTGTGCAGTTGGACTGAGCTCCAACTTGACCATCGGTTATTGTTAATATCGAAGTAGTAGAACCTGAAACAGTGCTAAAATTTGAGAGTTCCAACGAATATTGGTCAGTCTCAGTATCAATTCTTTGTGTCTCGGGATTACAGTTTGGTCTACTTCCAATAACAGTATCTATGTCTGTGGAGAAAGGTGTCTTTGTTGAACCATTTTGTAGAATAGTAAAGTTGTCTACACAAGTTCCTGTTCCTGGTCCATTGAATGTCTTGATAGATGATGTTGTCAAATTGAAATTAACCACAACTCCATTAGGTATAGGCGGAACCGAAGTAACATAAAAATATGTTGTTTTCGTTGAAATATTATTTGAAGATACCTCAGTGTTTAATTGTGGTTGTGTTATAATATTAATTTGATATGTTTGTGGACTTCCCACTGAACTTATTTGAACCGATTGATTAACTATATTATTCGCGGCATCTATAACTCTAATATTGTATGTGTTCGGGCAAAGATTTGTAAAAATATTTGAGGTTTGATATGATACCCCGTTATTAATCGAATATTGATATGGTGCTAATCCAAATCTCGCACTAACCGTTATTGAACCATCACAGTTCGTTTGGTTGTTGCAAGACGCATCTTGTTTTGTTGTTGTCACTTGAAGTGGTATTATTGTAGGACAAGAACCTAAAGTTACATTTATAGTATAAGTTTGTGTTCCACCAAGTAAACTCCAACCACCTAAAGGTGGTAATGAAGTGGTTGAGGACGCAAAAATACCTCCCCCCACAGGGTTTATTGGTGTTATCAAATCTGAACCAACAAGTTCCCATCTTGTTCCTTTCCACACAATGTTCTGTGAATTACTACTTGTCCATCTTGGTTTACCATTAGACGTTCCATTTTGACTGAACGTTGTTGGTCCTACAACGTTAGAATTGTTGTATGCCAAGAAACAAATGTTGGCGTAAACTGGTGGAGGTGTTGTGGATGGCGTTACAGTTGGGGATGGAGTTGGACTTGCTGTCGGTAAAAGTATGGAGCAAACTGTGTTTGCAGTATAGTCACCGTAATAATCAACAACGGTAACAGGATAATAACCAGGTCCTATGTTAGTTAAAGTTCTTGTTCTTTGACCATTTGCCCAATAAATTGAATACGGACTTGTTCCTCCTGTGATGTTCAAAGTGAGAATCCCATCATATGATTCTGAGTTTGAAGGCATTTTGAGAAGATTACAATTCACACCCAAATCGAAAAGGGTAAACGGTTCACAATTGTTTTTCGGACGATAAACTGGTGTTGGGTTAGGTGTTGGTGTTTGACTTGGTGTTACATTTGGTGTCAGACTTGGCGTTTGAGTAGGGGTCGGTGTAGTTGTGAGAGTAGTTGTTGGTGAGGCTGTTTGTGTTGGTGTTGGGGTCAGGCACGCTGTGGTTGCAGGCTCGTTCAATAAAACTACACCACTATAAACTTGAGTATAATCTAACGAAACAAGGACTTCAAAACTTTCACCTTTTTGGAAATTACCACAACAATCTGTATACCAAAATATTCCAGTTGTATAAGCACTTCCACACACTATTGGGGTGGATGATGGGGTCTGCGTTGGTGTAGGGGTATTAGTGGGAGTTTTGGTAGGGGTCGGTGTTTGGGTTGGAGTTTTAGTTTGCGTAATAGTTTGTGTTGGTGTTGGTGGTGGGGTTTGAGATTGGGTTGGCGGGGGGGTTTGAGTCGGTGTTTGTGTAGGGGTTTGGCTCGAAGAAGGAATAGGGGGCGTGGGACAAGCACCGAGAACTGTGAGTATTATGAACTCACCTGGAGCTTGACCTGGCACAGTATAGGAACAAACAGTTATTGTGCCGCTCGGTGGAATTGTAGGAATAGGATTCAATTCACAGTCAAACCCTATAGGAGTTGCAGGTAAAATTGCGGACCCATTTGTTATTTGATAGTTAATACAAGCCATTAATTTATAATTATCTTTTCCATTTTTTTATTTATGAACATCCACCACAATCTACGCTATCAGTGCAAATAGTTACACTACTACAAGGTTGAATTGATGTAACCCCACCTGAAAAATCACCCGACCCAGCTCGGATGCACCTTTCGACTTTTGAACCTGCAGAAAGTGGTTCACCAACTACTGAACCATCACATAAAGTATATTGTATTGTTGAACCCACAACATCTTGATTTTCAAAGTAATAACACAAACATGGACAAACATAAGTTCCACAAGAGCTTATATCATCGAAATTAGTTATTGCCACTACAACACCATTTAAGATTTCCATAACATAAAGTGGTGGTGACGATATATCAGGATTTGCTGGATACGTAGATGGTCCGTATACATATTTTCCTGTAAGAGTTGTGTTTACAAAAAATATTCCAAAAAGATTATAATATAATTGACTGCCAGGTCCTAAAGTAGTTGAAGAATTGTAATAATACCCTGCGTTTCCATCTACCTCAACTAATGGGTCGAAAGCTTCTATAAAATCACATTTCACTTCTTCTTTTGTTTTTGATGTCCAATTTATTTCTGACCCACATATAGTTGCCCCATATGATAAAAGAAACTCAACAAATGAAGGTGTAACCGTTGGCGTTTGTGAAGGGGTTTCTGTTTGGGTAGGAGTTTGAGGAGGTGTTTCAGATTGGGTAGGAGTTTGGGTTTGGGATGGAGTTTGAGTTTGTGTTGGTGTCGATGGAACACAAAGTGAAAAAGATACTATTTTACCTTGGGAATCAATTACCACTTGATATAATGTTCCTCCGAAAGAAATGATATATGTGTTCCCACCCCCATTCAAAGGGTTATATAATACCCCGTTTAGAAGTGTTTGGTAAATTGTGGCACCTACAACAGGGACTAAATTTGCCTCTGAAATGTATGTATAATAACCTGTTAGATTGAGTGGTGATGAACAACTATCAGCTGTCGGGTGAAAAACAACAAGAGGTGTTGCGGTTGGTGTTGATGATATAGTTGCTGTATTCGAGGTAGTGGGTGAATTTGTTGGTGTCATGGATGGCGTTTGGGTTGGTGACAAGGTAGGTGAATACGACGGGGTTGGTGTCATGGTTGGGGTTTTAGTGACATTTGGTGTTGGTGTGGGAGTTATATCTATAGGAATCTCATCAATACAACCTTGGGTATCTTCAATTTTAATAACAATTGTTGATTCACTATATGGTGATGGGACATAGAATGAGAATGGAAATGTTGCAACCGACGCAACAAATTGACAGTCGCCACCACCCGAGTTACAATAATATATGTCAACTGGTGTATTTGCAGTTACAGATTGGATAGTTACAAATTGACTCATGCTACATAAGTTACTCCTGAGATTATGCAATTCTGCGAATCAATTACTTTCAACATGTAAGCCAGTCCAGTATCATATGGTTGTGGTATATCAAAATCATATGGAAGAGTTGTTATAGTATTAATATAAAAGCAACCACTACCGTTTGGTTGACAGATATAAATGTCAAATGGTGATTGTCCTGTTATACCATTTATTGTAACTTGAACTGCCATCTTATGTTGTTCGTTTTATAAAAATTTTATACAAAGTTCCTGTCACTGATGGGAAAACAATTGTGTAACATCCTACAAGAGGTTTGTAATTGAATGGTGGATTTGTAAGTTGAACTGAATTCAACACGAAACCGCCATACTTGTTACATTCAACAACTTTTGTTGTTTGTGAGTTACCTGAAAGGAGATACCAAGTTCCACTGACATCAACAAACCCACATTGTGCACCGTAACGAATGTATTGTCCGAATTCATTACCAATATCAAACGGAAGGGTGGTTAGGTTAATTTCATCAGGTGTGCTAGATAAGACGAAGTTCATATTATAAGTTCCGTCTCCATTATTTTCCAAACTTACATTCAAATAAACCTCAACTTCATCAACACTACTCAAACACGTATCACAACTCAAATAGGTTTTATCAGGTGCTGAAGCAAAGTAATCTCCATCGAATCTTTGTGAGGTTGCAATTTTGATAGGTGCAAAATAATTACAATCAAATTCACCCTCATAGGTCCAACAATTTCCATCAGCATCTTTAAATTGTCTTCCAACTGTAGTCTGTATTGGTGATTGTTGTGTTTGAATCATATATGTTCTGACTGTATTTGGACTAATTGGAATACAACTTGAATAAACATATACCAAACAAGGGGTTTCACTTGGCGTTGGGGTCATCGTTGAAGTAGGACTATAAGACGGTGTTTGTGATGGAGTCTGAGTTTGGGTTGGCGTTGATGAATAACTTGGCCTTGGTGTTGCTGTTGGTGTAAGACCAGGAGTTGTTGTCTGTGTTGGAGTTGGCGTGAATGTAGGAGTCGAGGACGAAGTTTGTGTCGGCGTAATTGTCATCGTTGGTGTTGATGTAGGTGTTGATGTTATCGTCGTTGAAGGTGATGGTGAAGGGACTGTTGAACATTTCGAACAATCGTTTCCAAAAATATCAATTATCGAGTCTACGTTCGTGTTAGATGATAAGTTTGAATCATCCCTCAAATACTTCAAGCAAAGAATTGTTTCATTAATAACCGCCGAGAATACCATCTCAGTTTGGATTGGAATTTCCTCAAACACAAGTGGGTCAGAAGTGTAGAAATAATTTTCAGTTCCACATTGATTCAATACCTTAACCGAAACACAACTGAATGTTTCTTCAAATATATTGAAGGTAACTTGTCCATCCGCAGGAACTGTTCTTGTCAGTGTTATCGTTGGTGTGTTTGAAGGGGTTGGGGTTGAATCAGGAACATAATTAATCTCAAAGTCGACACTTTTCCCAAGACATATCAATCCTGTTGGTGATGGAGTTGGCGTTACACCTATGGAAGTGAAAATGAAATTCACATCGTCACAAGGAACTGACGGACTTGGTGTTGGGACTGGTTCCCAATCACAGTCAAAGTATGCATTGAAATCGAAGGTGTCACAATTTATTGGCGTTGGAGTTGGAGTTGGACAAACTCCTGGTTCAAAAGAACCGAAAGATATATCAGGACACGCAGAGTAACATGGAGACGAGCCCTTCAATAAACAAGTCCCACCGAGAGAGGTGCTCAGACACCAATAACTCTCAGTAACTGATGTAAAATAATAAATGTAACCCAAGCTGACGCTTCCACCAGAATAGGAGATTCTACCATTATAAGTTGCACCTGAAACGTAAAGTCCATTGTAATTCAACAAAGAAGGTAGGGTTGTAGTAAAGCAAAATTCACCCGAATCACAAGCCGCTGGTGTCGAAGATACTGTCGGAGTGTTTGTTGGTGTTGAATACGGGGTTGGCGTTGGTGTGTTCAATAGACAAGCTCTACAACTACCCCAATCAGGTGCACCCAAATCAGGTCCACCAGGACCTGAAAACTCTTCGAATCTATAACATCTATTGTTATATTCATAAACCGCTCCTTGATAAGCGGTATCTTCATCAACATTGGCATAAAATATTTCTTCAGTGGAACAGTCAATCAATAATGCAGCAACACTCGCAACTCTTGGACAAAGTGTAGAACCGCAACCTGTTACATTTGTAAATGTAACCGATGTTCCATCATATATTGGACCACTTCCCGAATCAACAACTGTCGCACATCCTTCATATTCTGTAGAACCTGTGATAAGATAGACATCGTCAACCACAACTGCAACTGGTAAATCCTCAAATCTGAATAAAGTCCCTGAAACACAATCACGGAACCCTATTAGGTTTTGTGTCGGTGTTTGAGTGTTAGTTGGGGTATTAGATGGCGTTTGAGTTGGGTCTGGAGTTACAGAAGGTGTCTGTGTCGGAGTTTCGGTTTGAGTTTGGGTTGGTGTTACATCAGGGGTTGGTGATAGAGTCTGTGAAGGCGTCTGAGTTGGAGTTTCTGAAGGTGTTTGTGTAGGAGTCTCAGTTGCTGTAGGGGATGAACCAATAGTTGATGTAGGGGTCTGAGTTGGGGTTTCGGATGGTGTTTGTGTAGGAGTTTCTGAAGGCGTTTGAGTAATAGTCTCAGTTGGTGTTTGTGTGGGAGTTTCGGTTATTGTAGGAGTCTGAGTTGGGGTTTCAGAAGGTGTTTGAGTAGGGGTTTCAGATGGTGTTTGTGTAGGTGTTTCTGTTGCTGTAGGTGACGAACCTATAGTTGCGGTTGTTGTTGGTGTAGGCGTTTCGGTTGGAGTTTCAGTTGGAGTTTCAGTTGTTGTCGGTGTAGGTGTTGGAGTACCACAACAATCTACAAATGTATCCGTAGCATAAGACGATACTGGAAAGTAAGCGACATTGTTTTTATAATAATAAGTCGACTGAACGTAATTTGCACAAAATGAATCGTCGAAAGTTCCTGCGTCAGCAAAACTTGCCGTGGTCAGTATATTATAACAATTGTAATAGTCTACGAATATAGTGTTGTTTAGTGACGAAGGTGTATTACCCGTGGCATCATCCAAGTCAGGTTGTGCAATTGTAACATCAAAATATGTACAATTACAAGGAGTTGAAGGGGTTGGAGTTTGTGTTTGAGTTGGCGTAGGAGAAGGGACTACACCACAATCTCCATCAACCACACAAGTTCCTCCCAAAGATGTCCAAGTATATAAAGGCTCAGGTCCTCCTGCACAGGTAGTTCCCGATGAAACAAGTTTTAATCCTTGTGTTCCACCCGATATACAAATATATCTACTTGATGTCACATCAACTTGAACACATTCCTCATTTCCATTACACGCGTAGTATCTGATTGAAATATCTACAATATCATTGTTAGTGATTTCCCAACATTCGCAATCACCAGGTGGTGTTAGGGTAGGTGTTGGGGTAGGTGTTGTAGTTGGCGTCTCAGTAAGAGTTGGTGTCGGTGTTTGTGATGGGCTTACAAAACAAGGACCAACAACGGTCAAAATTGCAGATGGACCGCTTATAACGGTTCCAGCCAGTGCACAAAAAACATCAGTATTACCGTTGGTTATTGTGGCGTTTTGGGGTACAGAATCACAATCAGTGTAAGAATAAGGTTCTGAAATAGGCCCTGAAAAACCTAAATATAATGAATATTGAACACAACCTGTCTGTGGTGTTGGGGTAGGTGTTTGTGTTTGTGTTTGCGAGATTGCTGGAGCTGGAGGGTCTGGGTCCGTTGGAGTAGGGGTTGGAGTTTCTGTTGGCGTTTCTGTTACAGTTGGAGTTGGTGTAGGTTCCGTTAGAATAATATCCGTCAGGCGCAAATGTTGTAAGACCTGAGTCAGAATATAAAGTACTACCACTCCAAAGTCCTTCTACTGATGAGGTGTAATAACCTGTACCACCTGTAGATGCAAAATCAGAACAAGCAGACGGACCACTTATGACTGAGTATGAAACCAAAAAGGTGTTTGCACCTAATGGACCACAAAAATTGTCGTATATTGATATTCCTATTTCAGTAATCCCGTCGTAAATTACGTTGGGAAAAGATTGAGTTGCCGAGCCGCCAGCACCCGCATCAAAATTTTGTTTTCTACCAGTACTATCTGTAACCTCGATACAACCATTCAACAACCCATTACTCCAATATACAGTAAGAGTGTACTCACCAACTTGTGTAGTGGTGAATGCACAAGTACTCGAACTTGGCGTACAAGGACATCCCACATCACAAGTTGCTGTAACACCGTTAAAGTCAATTTGACTTATAGTAATTGTGGGTGGTGACTGATTATAAACAAATATGTTAGACATGAATTACTTACTTACCTTATAAATAACTTGAACTTTATTTTTTTCACATTCAAAATATAGTTTGACTAAAAACAATATAAAGGCACGCTCAGCCTATATTTATGATTATATGAAACTTCTTAAAACGATAAAGAAGATTATTCAAGAGGCTGAAGAACAGTATAATACTGCAAGTGAGACTAACACACCACTTGAAGAATTAGATAGACTCGAAAAACACTATCAAGACTCTCTGAAATTGTTACGCTTATACAATTCCAAACAGGAAAAACTAAAATCCAAGAAAAAATAATTACATCTTAAGTCAATAGATTTTCTTAAAGTTCTTTCTTATATTTCATCACATGAAAGAACCTCTATTAGACTTACATCTGAGTCATGGATTAGGTGACACTATTTGTGCAACACCTTCTTTAAGGAAACTATATTTTGCTTATGGAAAAAAAATATCAGTATTAACTGACCATCCACTAATATTCAAACATAACAAATATGTTGATAAAATCTTTGATACCAAGAACACAAATAGAGATGATTTAGAATCTCAATACGAATTACTCGTAAGTTTTGCACCAAATTTAGAAAACCGATACGGTTTAGGATTACGTCATAATGTTATGGACATAAGACAATTCCATGCGGCGGGGTTGGGTTTCCAATTATTACCCGAGGAATGTGATATGGATTACGTTCCTGATGAGTGGGAGCCAATTGATGGTTTACCTGAAAAGTTTGTTTTGATACATCCCGTAACCTCTTGGGCTTCGAGAACTTGGCCCGCAGAGAAATGGCAGTTATTAACACGAATGTTAAACGATTACGGTATTCCTGTTGTTTCGATGGGGAAGGCATCGAGTGAGGTAGGTTTTCACATGGTAGACAAACCTGTTTTCGATTTCCCTATCAAACTTGGTTTGAATTTAATGAATAAAGCAAATGTCCCCCAAACTTGGTGGTTAATGCAAAAAAGTATTTGCACGGTCACCATGGACTCAGGTATGTTACACTTAGCAGGAACCACAGATGCAAACATCATTCAATTAGGTAGTTCTGTTCATTGGAAGTTAAGAGCCCCTTTTCGAAACGGTTCTCAAGAATATAAATTTCATTATATTGATGGGGATTGTAAGATAGCATGTGCATCTGACATGAGATATGGTGTCAAAGAATGGGGTTCAATAAGAGGAATCCCACCTTTAGTTGGATGTTTAGAAGGAAAATCCGAATTTGTTTGTCATCCTAGCGTTCTACAAATTTTCAATAAAATATTAACCCTATTATGAGTATAAGATACAACTTTATAGAGGTCGGAACATCAGACTTCATGACTCTAATTCAATCTGCTGATGACCAAACTGTCGGACTCAGTATCGAACCCATTTCAGAATATCTCGATAGATTACCTAATAAACCCAAAGTTCAAAAAGTCAATGCGGCTCTTTCTGATACAGACGATACTATTGAAATATATCATATAGAATCTAAAGATTTAGAAAAATACAATCTTCCCTATTGGATTAGAGGATGTAACTCTGTTAATGGTCCTCATGAATTTACAAAGAAAAAAATTGGTGATGAAACATATAACAAGTTGGTAAAAATTGATAAAGTCCCAACTATATCTTGGAAAACTTTAATAGAAAAATACAATATAGGTTCAATTGATTATTTAAAAATTGACACTGAAGGTCATGAACATATAATTTTAAAAGGGTATCTCGAACAATGTAGACTGAATCATAATCTTTTCGCATCTAAAATTGAATTCGAATACAATGAAACATCAAATAAAATTGAATTAGATAAAATTATAAATCAATTATCAAATTATAATGTAACTTATTTGGAGGAAGACGTTATATTGAACATCAAAACAGAGTCTGAATTTGACAAATCTTATGTCTTATATTCAACCGAAAATTACTTTGATATTGTAACTGAATGTGCAAAATCAATAAGACAATTTAGTAAACTACCAATATTGGTTTATTTAATAAATTCAAACAGAACTGTTGAAGTAGAAAATACCAAGACTTTAAATTGGTCTATAGATATCGAACCTACTTCAAATAACATGTATATTAAGGAAAGGGACAACTTTTACATAGATAGAAAAAATCCAATAATTTATAAAATTTTATCTCAAAGACCTCTGATTATCAAAGATGCTTTAGAAAAATATTCAAATATTGTTTGTTATGTTGACAGCGATTCAATCGCAACCCCTAACGTTGATACTATATTTTCATATTATGATGAAAATTCATCTCACCCATATTTTGTTGAAGGGATATACGATTTTTTGAAATACGATGGTAGAGGTGGAGGAGGAGGATTCGGAGGTGGAATGGAAACAACTTTGGAACACGATACCTGTGTCTTGTTTGGTGTTGACCAATCGGTCAGAAAAAACTATAGACAAACAGGATATTTCGTTTCAGGTCAAAATACCATCGAGTTTTTGGAGGAATGGTATTGGATGTGCTCACACCCAAAAGTCCTGAAAAATGTTAGTCATTATGCTCCGTATAATGAGGAGACTATTTGTAACGTTCTATTATGGAAATACAATATAGATAAGGGTCTTCCCTATGTCTATGTCAATGGGAGATTAGAAACGGTTGAGAAAATGTATACCCAAGTAGAATATAAAGGAAAGGGTATCAGAAACCACATCGGTGAATGGTTAAGAGTTCCTGAAGAAAAAAATCATCTCCTGTTTTTTCATGGTGAAAAAAATCCAAACATGATGAGAGAGATGGTAGATGAAATCAAAAAATATAACAAGGAAAAACTTAGAATTTTATACTTAGCACCTCACCTTTCAACTGGTGGTATGCCAGCTTACTTATTGAAAAGAATCGAAACCCTACAAGAATATTACCCTGAGGTAGAATTATATGTTGTTGAGTATTGTCTTTACTCAACTTGGTATGTGGTTCAAAAAGAAAAAATAAAACAAATTATACCCGATAACAGATATTGGACATTAAACACTTTGGGAAATCATAATGATGAAAATTCTCTGAAGTTAATTCAAATTATAAAAGATAATTCAATTGATATTGTTCATGTTGACGAAATACTTGAGGGGTTTGATAGTTTCAATCGAGTATCAATAAATGTCTTAAATGCACTTTTTGATAACAACAGAACTTGGAAAATTGTCGAGACCTGTCATAATATTCATTTTAATCCTGAGAATAGACATTTTCATCCCGACGCTTACGCCTTCTGTTCTCCCCATCATCCGAAGGTTCAATTCAAAAATGAAAATTCTTATTATGAATTTTTTGAATACCCTATTGACCGAAAATTTGTTACCGAAGAACAAAAAGAACACGCAAGGTTAAAACTTGGTTTAGACCTTAATAAAACCCATGTGATAAACGTTGGACTTTGGACTCAAGGAAAAAATCAAGGAGAGGGCATCGAAATCGCAAGATATCTACAAGGTGAAGATATAGAGTTTCATTTCATAGGAAATCAAGCATCAAATTTCGAAAGTTATTGGAAACCTCTGATGATGAATTTACCATCAAATGTAAAAATTTGGGGTGAAAGGAGTGATGTGGATTTGTTTATGAAAGCATCAGACATATTTTTATTTAACTCCACAATTGAATGTAATCCCCTTGTTCTTAGGGAAGCCGCTTCTTATGGTTTAAAAATTCTTTCTAGAAATCTTACACAATATTATGATATGTTTACACCATACATCACACCAATTGATGATGATTGTGAGAAAACGTCAAACATAATTCGTGAGTTAAAATACAATGGAATCTCAAGAGACTATGAAGTTAGTCATGACCAATCTCAGAACTTTGCTTTATCTCATAAAAAGTTTTATGAGAAGTTAAAAACTATGGATATAAAGATTCAAAAATCATCAAAGAATAATATACAAATTACTCAATATTTTATAAGACAACCTTTTTTAGAAATTAAAGGGGATTCAAGTTCTAAGTTTTTGGTTCAATTCATTGATGATAAAGGGGTAATTCATTATGAAAATAAAATAGATTCCAACTGTTGGGTAAAACTTAACAGACAATATTTTACAAATTGGAGAACTAAGGTTTACGAAGAAGAAACACTAATATATGACTCGAAATTAGATTTGAAAGACAAAAGAGTGTTTATAAATTTTGATAGTAAATCTTTAGGTGACAACATTGCTTGGGTGCCTTATGTTTTGGAGTTTCAAAAGAAACATAATTGTAAAATTATTCTTTCCACATTTTGGAATAAGTTATTCAAAGAAGTTTACCCTGAGATAGAATTCATAGAACCAGGGAATGTTGTAAAAGACATTCATGCACAATACTCCATTGGTTGGTTTTATAATGAAAATATGGAACCAGTAATCCCGAATACAATTCCTCTCCAAAAAGCAGCAACAAACATCTTAGGTTTGGAATTTGAAGAAATAAAACCACGAATTAATTTTAACGTTTATCGAAGACCTTTTGATGAAAAATATATAAGTATCGCAACCAATTCCACCTCAGGTTTAAAATTTTGGAAAAAAGAATATTGGCAAGAACTAATTGATTACTTAGTAGATTTAGGTTTCAAAGTAATAAACGTATCAAAAGAAAAAAATGAGTTCAGAAATGTTACACAAATTTCAGATAGTTCAATTGGTAATACCATGAATGTAATACATCATAGTGAATTTTTCATAGGTTTATCAAGTGGACTTTCTTGGTTGTCTTGGGCAATGGGTAAACACGTTGTGATGATTAGTAATTTTACTGAACCCGACCACGAATTTACCACAAACTGCACCCGAATTATAAACAAATCAGTCTGTAATGGATGTTGGAATAACCCCAACTTCAAGTTCGATAAAGGTGATTGGGATTGGTGTCCAATTCACAAAGGAACACCAAGACAATTTGAGTGTCACACTTCAATAACACCAAGTATGGTAATAAATCAAATTCAAAATTTATTGAAATGAGTATAGAAAATTTTATATGGGAACCTAAATGTTACGATGGTTTTAGAGAAACTGTGGAACAAGAAATATTTGTTGACAGGATTTACGAAAGATTTTTTGAGGTTGAAGAGGGCGATATTGTTTTCGATATTGGGGCTAGTTTAGGTCCTTTCACATATTCAATATTATCAAAGAATCCTTCTCACGTATTTGCTTTTGAGCCTAGTTTTGAAGAATTCAAAACTTTGTTATTAAATACAAGACACGGAAATGTAACCGCAATAAATAAAGGTATTTCGAGTTCAATAGGTGAATTTAATTTCACTGATGTTTTTGATTTGACTGGTGGTTATAAACTATATTCAACAACATTCTCAAAGGTAATTGAGGATTATAATATTAAAAAAATTGACTTTCTTAAAACTGATTGTGAATCAGGCGAATATGATATATTCACAATTGAAAATTTGTTTTGGATAAAAAATAATGTCAGAAAAATTGTTGGTGAGTGGCACCTTGGCCAGCCTTGGATGAAAGAAAAATTCAGAATTTTTAGAGATGTGTATTTGAGGGTTTTTCCTAACTTTAAAGTAATTTCTTTTGATGGAATTGATATAACTTGGCAAATATGGAATGATAATTTTATCCCTTATTATAACGAAGTAATGATTTATATTGACAATAGTAAATAAAAAAAACGCACCCATTTTATTGAGTGCGTTTTTGTATTTTTTTATTCCTTATACTATTGGACGATACTCGAGTAATACTTTTTCTACGTCTTTTCTCTCAGCATTTATCATAAAGAACGCGTCGATATGAGAACTTTGAGAGTCTATGAAGACTTTATTATCTTCAATTTTGACAACAAAGTGTGTATTAGAAACACCAATTGGTGTTAATGATACCGAAATCGATTCCTCTTTTACTAATCCTATCCAATAATGAGGTAATTCTATTACGTTTCCTTGAACTCTACCTCTGAAATAAACACCATGTTCAGGACCCTCCAACACACCATATCTTAATCTCCAACCTTCTTTTGTAGGGTGAGGAATATCGAATGATTTAGAAGCCGCTGTTAATGCTCCTGTTATATTAGTGTCACCAGTCACTTTGAGTGTTGAACCATCAAACTGAAGGTTTTGTTCACCATTGATTGTTCCTGCGGTTCCTGTCGCAGTAAGGACATAGTCATTAACGTTGTTGTTGATTGTCCCGAGTCCAGAAGAACCTGATGTTCCACTTGTGCCAGAGGAACCTGATGTTCCACTAGTTCCCGAAGAACCTGATGTTCCGCTAGTTCCCGAAGAACCTGATGTTCCACTAGTTCCCGAGGAACCTGATGTTCCACTAGTTCCCGAAGAACCTGATGTTCCGCTAGTTCCCGAAGAACCTGATGTTCCACTAGTTCCCGAAGAACCTGATGTTCCGCTAGTTCCCGAAGAACCTGATGTTCCACTAGTTCCCGAAGAACCTGATGAGCCTGATGTTCCACTTGTTCCAGATGAACCTGATGTTCCGCTCGAACCTGACGTTCCACTTGTTCCAGAAGAACCTGATGTTCCGCTAGTTCCAGATGAACCTGAACTTCCAGATGAACCTGATGTTCCAGATGTTCCATTTGTTCCAGAAGTTCCTGACGAACCACTTGAACCAGATGAGCCAGATGTTCCACTTGTTCCAGATGAGCCAGATGTTCCACTTGTTCCAGATGAACCTGAACTTCCAGATGAACCT